ATGGCTTACTCTGCTATTGCAGTAGCTAATGCCTTCATCGAGAAGGCGAAAAACAAAGGTATCAACGACCTATCACCCATGAAACTCCAAAAGCTTGTCTATTTCGCACACGCTTGGATGCTAGCGCTTGCAGACAAGCCGCTCATCAAAGAAGACGTCAAAGCATGGAAGTTCGGCCCAGTAATTGACTCTGTGTACCATGAGTTTAAGTCCTTTGGTTCGAATAACATCACCACAATGGGTACTGAGTTCGAAGGGCTCGGGAGTGATGACATTTTCGACGTTAAATATGTCGTTCCTAAATTACCAAAAAACGATGAAACTGCCTTCGCTATAATCGATGCAATTTTAGATACTTACGGTAACCGTTCGGCAATTTATCTATCAAATCTGACTCATGAGCCAGGTTCAGCATGGTGTGAAACCAGAGCTCAGCATAAAGATGGATCCGTTCGTGAGTTTGTTATTGATAACGAAACCATCAAATGTGCTATGAAGAAAAAATTGAACATTGAATAGATGGCCAAAAAGGACGATACGCCAAAGGATTTTTGGCTGCGCTTAAATCAAGCGAAAAAAAATGAAGCAATTAATAGTAAGGGCCCTGAACAAGAGCCTTCCCCTGATAGTTTGTCTCGGGAGGAGGAGAAAAACTATGAGGCTCAGGCTTCGACGGAAGCCGAATCACTTGCAGAAATAAAGAAAGCTCAAGCCCTCTCAGACGAAAAGTTTTCAAAAGTTAGACGGCGTTTACTCAAAGGCCAACTTCGACGTCAAAAACAAAATACACGAATGCGGCGTATCTATGCATCCAAGGCCTATAGGTTTGTGTGGATGTGGTCGCTTTTCTTTTTCTGCATACTCATTTTATCCGGCTTCAAACACCTGACAATAGAGAGTAACGATTTTAAACTCACTTCAGAGTTTTCACTTGATTCTTCGGTCCTGATTGCCCTTATCACCGGGGTCACAGTGAACATTGTGGCTGTCTTCATAATCGTAATGCGTAATCTTTTCCCTTCGGCAGCACAGGAGGAGAAAAACGAGAAAATGCACGATCAGATTGAAAAGCCGGAAAAGAAGTAACCTCTAAATCAACATTAGGGTTAGAGTTGATAGAGCCGCTTTCATTAACTATGTTTTTAGACAAGTGGGTCATCATCTATAACAAGGTTGATGAAGAACGTCATCCTACCAATTACCTTGACCTCTTCGCCGGCGACTCCTTCGTTAGCTTCGCCATCATCCGTGATTAATGCCCTGCCCCTGAGCTTTGCGAGCTGAGTCGGCCGCCGGAAAGGATCAGCAACACCCGACCCTGCACTAACCAGACATTGAGGGGACAAAAAAAGATACGCAAAGGAGTCGCGGCTCCATAGTGACAAGAAAGCCCGCTTGTGCGGGCTTTCTTGTATCTTCTTTTTAGTTGCTTCTAGCTGCCAGATTCTGCTGATACTTACCAATTGCTTTATCAACGATCGCTATCGGATAGTACGCATTATGAGGAATTCCGCAGGGGCTTTTAATTTTTTCTGCAGACTCTTCCATTTTCAATTTTTCACACCAGTGCCATATCTGTTCAACGTTAAGATCAGTTAAACCTAGCTCCAAGAGACGTTGAGATACATTTCTGAAAGGTGTTAAATCCCGTAAGCTTTCGATCGCATTAACTTTAAGCTCCACTTCATCAACCCGAACCGCCAAAGCCTCACGCTTATCAATCTCCATTGCTAAAAGACTGACTGTTTGTTGTAAGCTATTAGCTAAGGCGCTGATTTCTGATCTTGGTTTAACAACTGGTGGCGGATAGGTTTGGAACTCCCGAATTGACGGCAGAACCTTATGAAAAAGCCATCGTTGAAATTTTTTACCAGCTGGAGTGGTATCTTGGGCCAGCACACGATATAGGCCTGGCTCGGCTAAAAATACTTCAGATGAGTCGCCCGATTCATTAGTCAGAGGTACATTGATAAATTCATCATCATCCAATGTTTTAATGACAGCACTCAGTAAAGTAGTCATCCGCGCCGAAGTTTTATTCTCCATTCTCCGATTTTCAGCCGATAATGTTCTGATAACATCTGAAAGAGAAACATAAAACTGCCCGTCCCTGTTCATACTACGAATATAGCTTTCCCCACATTCGCCTTCATAACAAAGTTGTAATAGGCTTCTTTCCATCATTCCCCCCACTTTTTTTTGCAATTATACCGCGGGGTTGCGCATTGTCATGGAATGTCATGGGTTAGTGGTACAAATCCTCTCATGCCGACCAATATTACCTAAGAAAACCAGCCTGTTACGGCTGGTTTTTTGTCTGTGATTTAGTGATGATAAAACAGCTTTCAGAGAAGCAACGTTATCGAACGCATGGAACTGGTGCTAACTCCTAAACCGGGATGCCATCATCATCATCCATATCTGTGCTATTGATGAAGAACGTCACCCTTCCCATGACTTCGACCTCTTCCGCTGCGTCGCCTTCTATCGCTTCACCATCATCGGTGATTAATGCCCTTCCCCTGAGCTTCGCAAATTGCGTTCGTCCGCCAGTCAGGAGCAGCAGAGTCTGACCCTGCACGAGCCTGGTGACCGGCTCGATGACAGCAAACCCGCTCGAGGTTTCGAGGATGCGGCTATCAATGCTAATGCCGCAGATGGTTTCAGGGCAGAGCCTGCGCTCTACATAGTCGGTTGCTGGTGATACGAATCCCATCAGAGGACCCTCCCCATATTGCGCAGCATCCATAGGCGGTTCTGGCTACCGTCCGGCGTCTTGTCTACGAAGCAAGTCTGGTACTGCTCGATCCATTCATTCGCATCAGCCTGGGTGAAATGCCAGTTCCTGGCGCGCAGCTCACGTATGAAGTCGTCTGTATGAAGGCATTGATACCCTTTCGGGTTTAGCTGTATCGCCGCGGTAAAAGCCGCGTTAATGTCTGATTTGCGGGGCATGGTGACCTCTCATTTATTATCACTGTGTATTTATACAGTAGTTTTAAAGAGAGTCCAGGGCAAGGAGGCTGTGCCTATTGATAACTACTGTTGAACATCTGGCTGTTCTACCGTATTGACAAAGCGGATTTAGCAGAACTTTCAAGGTGGAGAAATGAACGTTAAGCCGATTCAGGCGAACGGCTTAAACAGCGATGACAGCAAAAGTGAGCGGTAAAAGCTGAATCGCATGCTTGAAAGATGTTCAAAGAAACCGAAATGTGAATGTTGTCAAAGTAAGCTTTAAGGACTTATGATTTTTAGCCTGACGCCGGAGTCTGCACCGTTCCGGGAGCGAACGATTCTTGGCTCTAGAAATGCTCTCATGTCGTGTCAAAGTTTTGTCGGCCACTTCGGTTATTTGATATATGTTGTTTAGTACCAAAATAGATGGGGATACATAATGAAATTAGATAATAAAATTGTAACTCAGGGCATTTTTGCTGTAGATGATGAGCCGGCTAGCGCTTTAGCAGGATCGCTTGAAATAAATGAATCAGGGGGGATTTTTTTAGATAGTATCCATAAAATGGAAATGAAGGAGACGCAAGCGATAAACCTCACAGGAGAGACATCAGAGCTAGGTAAGGTTATATTGCTAGACTGCTTTCAAGTCTCAAGTTCCTACGCATTCTCAAGGGAATTTATAAGACATAAATTTATATGTAACAAGCTTATATGTGTGAACAAAGACCATATTGGTTATGAAGTTAGGTCTAAAAAAATGACATTTGAGATTGAAAATCTCGAGAAATGGTTAGCTAAACCAATAGTTGAAAACGATTATCAAAACGATCAGAGTAAAGTAATTTACTCTTTACCTGAAAATGAAACAATCGATATTGGCGATGGTTTGTCATTAACTTTCACCTATAACATAAAGATTTCAACTGGAAATTTTTATGAAAGTTCAAATGTAAAAAGTAAAGCTCTTGCTGTATTCGAAAGTAAAGATGAAACAGATGTCGATATTTATATTGCCAAAGCAGTAACTTTATCAAACCTTGTGTCATTTGCTTTAGATTCTGTATGCACGATAAAAGATTCATTCTATGGAGAAAATAAGCAAAACAAAATTTACTACTCAACAGCGAATCACAACAAAGAAAATAAAGAAATAAATCTTATAAATTATATATTCACTTTGAAACAGGTAAAAACAAAAAGAGAAGAACTAATAAGAAACTGGTTTTTAATAGCGGATAAAATCAGACCAACAATATCACTATACAACCAGTTCAAAGCAAGGGAGTATAAATATTACGAAGCTGCATTCTTATCATTGTGCCAAGCCGTTGAGGCATTACACAGAAGGACATGTGATGATACACCAATGGAGAGGAGTGAATACGCAAGTATAATAAAGGAAATAATTGATAAAGCAGGAGAGAAACACAGATCGTTTCTTGAGCGAAAGCTTTCCAGCGGCAACGAGTACTCATTTAGGCTGCGATTAGAATTAATGCTAGGGATTTGTTGGTCAAAAGAAAAGATAGAAACGGAAAAGAAAATAATAACAAAAATAATTGACGCCAGAAATTTCCTGACTCATTACCCAAAAAGTAAAGAGCGTAAATTTTACTGCTTGTTTAGTGAGAAATCAGAAGAGTATGTTTTTTTATTGGAGAGTATACTTATTTCATATATTCTTTTTTTAATATCTAACGACAAACATTGGGTAATGAACATTATGAATCGGCGCAACCAGCTTAAACACCACAAGTTTTAACCTAAATTCTTCTGGAGGGTTACCTTCTGAAGTAAGCCCTCCGACCAATACCAACATATAGCTATAGCTTATAAAGAGAAGGATATCTATCGCCTTTTGTTCCTCTATACCCGTTTTAAAGTATGGGGGATGCTAATATGCTGTTCACTAGCAATTAAACACCACATGTATTGATAATTACTGCTGAACATCATGATGTCGTTACGCTTTCAGCGCATTAATCTCGCCCTGCAGCTGGGTGACCTGCGTGGTCAGCATTTCGATTTTGGCAATAGCATGGTGAAGAGCCAGCGCCGTATCCATCATGATGACATTGTTATCCAGTGCCAAGGTGTCGTCTTTATCACAACGATTCCCGTTCTCGTCGAACTCAGGCGCAGCAGGAACCAGCTTCACATACTCACGGTCAATATCACGTAAAGCGTCCTGAGCGATGATCCCCCGGCGTGCCCGTTCAAAGTGATCCCCGTTATATACGAACGTGCAGGGTTTCAGCTTCCTGATGTTCTCGTAAGATGCCTGGCCGTCGTCATAGGTGATATCGTGCTTCAGAGTGGCATCAGAGGTCGCTGACTTCTGATAGGTGTAGTTGCCAGCAAAGCCGCCATCGCCACTTGTCGAGGTGACTAAATCCCCGTTGGCTGGGGTGAAATACCAGTACCGGATCTTAGCCCCATTATCGCCGAACTGTGTTAACGCAGTGTTAGCCCAGTTTCCTGTTCCGTTCCCGACATTGCCCAGTATCGTTCTTAAATCATAACCACCTCCATGTCTGTAACCCCAGGAAAGACCAGCTATAGCGCCGTTGCCGGGTGCATCTGTAGGAGTGGCAGCGAAGAATGCGGCAGCGGAAGCCTGAGCGGCGTTCCACCATGAGTTTACATTAGGGGAGCCTATGGTCAGCTTGCCCGCTGTATACATGTTGCCATCTGACATAAAGTCAAAATAGTTACTCTGCGCAGTATCCCCGTTCCCTGCTACCTGATTTACCGTCAATCGAGCAATGGAGTAGTTCCACTCGATACGTTTTACAGCCTGAAGCTGGACCGAAATCTTCTCTACGTTGTTCACTGTGTACTGGGACTTTAAGCTACCTCCAAAGACCGTAACTCCAGATCCCGGGAGAGACGCGTCGTTAATAACTGATGTCCAGGCAGCTATGGCCCTGCTTAATTCAGCCGTGTCTATTCTGTTTGCCATAACTTAATTCCTTACGCCCAGACGCGAGCCGGTGTTTTCGGTTTAACCACAAAGTCGTTCAGCCCGGATAAATCGAGCGAGTCATTCATGACCCTTAAATTGACGTGATAGCCGGGTTCGGTGGTGTACTTGATTACTTCGTTTTCTTCACCGGGATTGATAACTTCAGCAGGAACAGTGATAACGCCAACGATATCCAGGCTGATATCGGGGTGATATAAACCACCCTGCCCGTTGTCATCCACAAACCCCGCCGCGATTAAATGCGTGCGCATTTCGTCGGCGTCATTAAAGCGCAGATATAAGTCTCTCATTAGCGGAGTCCTTTGATTTGATTATCGGTAAGTGCGCGGTGCCAGATGCGGAGGTTGCGTAGATGCCCGTTCAGCATTCTTACACCTCCGCCCGGAGAACCCGAGCTTGCACCCAGATAAATAACCTTATATAGGTCCGACTCGGTTGGGTTCGGAATGGGTCTTGCAGATGCCGCGACGCTTGCAATATCACCATCTACAGCGACCTTATTTGTGGTCAAGTCTGTTGAGAACGTCACCACGTGCTGTGCCCCATCATCAACTACGAGATTGCTTGTCATGGCGTTGCCCGAACCGTAAGTAGCTGCGACCTTTCCAAGTGGACCCGCATTGTTATTAATGTAACTAATGATCCATTCACTCTTCGATGGATAAATGGCCAAGATACAACGGCGGGTATTCGCATCAGCGCCTACAAATGATGCACCGTTGGCGTGAACTGATACGCTAAATGAAAACGGAGCGTAATAGTTATCATTCCCCGCCCTCTGGAGCGTACACGCATCGGCCGCCCTGGTTGCCGCAGCCCCGTTGGTAGGAATGTAAGATGTCGCCTGAGCGGATTCCTCAATTTGCATGCGGTCAATGAAAATCACACTGCTAACGGGTGTTCCGGCATCAACCGTAATTCGCAAGCCCAGTCGTTGGTTTACAGCCCCACCCAGAACAGGCACTGAAACTTTATTGACACCAGGCGCTGCTGTGATGGACGCTGCCGCAATATCGCCCTCGCTGGAGTAGCGCATAAGCATTACTCTAACCTTGGCGGCTGCGGGGAATTCTAAATAACAGGACACGGACGCTGGCTTTGTTGGGTCATAATTAGCCACATTTATATTCTGCTCCCACCAGGTACCTGTATCCGTTAGTGTGGTAAGCAGAACGCCACCCTCGGGTTTAAACGTTCGTGTATTGTTTGCGCCACTACGAAAGTAACTGGAATAATCCTGAGTCGGTGATGAATAAATCGCTAAATTAGTGCTCTGCCCTTCAATTAATAAACCCTCCTTCTCAAAACGCGGCTCGTTAATTGCTGCTGTTCTAAGCACCCCGGATTTATCAATATAAGTCGCCATAGTTGCCCGACTAAACGTTAGTGACTTTGTCGGCAGTTCCAGCACTTGGCCGGAAATCGTCAGCCGGTCATAAGGCGCAAACCCAGCCAGCAGGCGCAGGTCATCATTGAGCGGTGCCCACACATCAGGGAACGGGGACTCCTCATAGGGTACAGACGTCAGTTTCTGCGCGGCGGCCAGTGATGCTGCGGCGCTACTGGCGCTATTTGCAGCATTGGTTTCAGACGTTTTGGCATTCGCCTCAGACGTTTTTGCGTTCGTCTCAGAGGTTTTGGCATTTGTTTCGCTGGTCTTGGCTGCTGAAGCGCTGCTTGCCGCTGCGGTCTTAGACGAGTTCGCGTTCGTCTCAGAGGTTTTTGCGTTTTTCTCTGATGCTGCCGCTGCAGCGGCGCTGGCTCCTGCCGCACCCGCCTGGGCGATCAGCTTCGACCAACTGGGACCCGTCTTTTTCGAACCGTCAGCCAGGGTTACGGTGACGTCACCGGTGCCCGATAAAATGAGGTCCTGGTTGATGATACTGCCTTGCGCCAGGCGAAATCCTTCAGAGACGGCTTTTGCTAAATCGTCATCAAGTGTGGCCATTCGTGATGTCCTTAAAATGAAAAACCCAGCCGGAGCTGGGTTGGAGGTTCTGAGGTTGTGGAGATTAGGAGAAGGAGCCGGTACCGCGCGTAATGGTCAGTGTCGGAGCGGCAATACGCTTACTAGCCGTCCCGGTACCAGTAACCGTAATCGTCCCTGTAATCACGTTTGCCGTAATGTTTCGAACAGCATGACGTACGGTTATCCGAAGCCCACCGGTTCCCGCAGGAATGTAGACGGAACCTAAGTCACGGACATCGCCGTTAATGTTGAGGGTGATGTTTACCAGGCCTTCCCCTTGAATAGATGACGCTGTAATCATCGCCTCAAGCAGAGCTGACTTATTCAGTGATGATGAGGAAGAGTCAGTGAAAGTTATGGTATTGGTTGCCACACCTCCGCCTGAAACGTAAGTATCTGAAGACACACCAACGTTAGCCACATCACCAATGAAGTTTGTCGCTTCAACCGTGCCCTTAAAGCTTCCACTGGTCGCTTCAACCCTGCCTTTAAAGCTCCCGTCAGTGGCATAGATCGTCCCGCGAACGGTCACGCCGTTGAACGTGGCATACCCGGATTTATTGATATGCCAGCCGACATTGCCGGTCCCGTCCCAGTTGCTGGACTGGATGTAATTCCCGATCTTGCCGTTGTCGATAGAACCGTCCTGGATGAACACCGAACGCATGAACATCTGCCCGCCGGTCGCCGCAAACACCAGCTCCTGCCCGTTCGTCGTCGGGTTATACACCGCGAACGTATCGGCAGAAATCAGGAAGTTTGAGGCCCCTGTACCGTCAATGCCCAGCTGGATACCAGCGATGCGTTTAACGCCATTCGCCTCCACCTGGACTTTAACGCCCCACTGCGCGCTCAGCTTGCCATTGATGTCAGCAACAGCCTGGCTGGTCGTCTGGACGTTAGCGTTGGTTTGCCCAATCGACGCAGTCACCTGCTGAATGCTGGTCGCCGTGGCGCTCTCCAGATCCGTAACGGCTTTATCAATGCGCGTAATGGCGGCAGCGTTGGTCTGGCCGTTTTGCTCAACCGTGGCCTTAAGGTTTGTGACCTGTTCGGCTACAGCGCTTGTGGCATCCGCAGCGGTCTTACGGGTCTCGGTGATCTCGGCCATCGTTTTCGTTTCGCCAACGGCAAACGTGACGCGCTGATCAGAGAACGCAAAGAAGTTGGCGAGCGCGTTACTGACACTACCGACAATACCGGCGTCGCGGCTGGCAGTGTTACCGTCCACATCCACTTTCAGGCTGTCGATACGACGCCCCAGCGCACTGTCTGCATCCGTACGGGCCGTAGTTTCCGTGCTGATGTCAGCCGTGTTCTGGTCGGTGGTGGCCTTGACCGCAGCCAGCGCGGTAGTCTGCGCTTTGTTGTTATCAGCGACGGCTTTATCGATGCGCGTGATATCGCCGGTATTTTTCCCGACGGTGGTCTGCAGGCCAGACAGCGTGGTGGCCTGCGCTTCCTGCTCAGTCGTCAGCGTTGCCAACTCCTGCGTCACGCTGGCTTTGTTGGCGTTAACGGTCGCTTCCAGCGCCGTCCTGGCTGTCACCTCCGCTTCCTGCGCCGTGATGCGCGCCTGGCGTTCGGTGTAGAGCAAACCCGACGCCAGCTTCGACGGGTCATCACCGGTATAGCCGCCCCGAATCTGCGTCGCTAACGTTTCTCGCGCTGTTGCTTCCGCCTGGTCGCCAGCAACACGGGCTGTCGTTTCCTGCTGCAGCGCCGCCATCCCCGCGCCGGGCGTAGGCCGTCCGAGCGCCACCCAGTCAATCAGGAAGTAATTCGTCGCATCCTGCTTGGTGGACAGATCCAGCCTGAACTGATTCATCGTGCTTTCAGTCAGCCAGGGGATATTGTCGAACTCCAGCGTGGCGATCCCGTTCGCGTCATAAGCAGGCTCGGCGACGGTGACCATATTGGTGTCGTTGAAGCCACCCGTACCCCGCCACCGCAGCTGCCCCGCCCAGCCCGGTGCCCCGAACTTCCTGATGCGCAGTTTAACGAAGCGATAGGACGACGAGTTAACACCCAGTGAACCGGGAGACGCCACCCATGGATCGGTGGCATGGTTCGCCGGGCGGATCCACCCGTCAACAATCGTCGGGGTCCCGTTCCCGGTCCAGCCCTCAACTGTCGAATCGAAGTACCAGATTTTTGCCGGGTCGAACTGCGAGCCGGTGCCAGCAGAAATCTGCCCAATCTGCTGCGCCAGTGACTCGGTGGTGGTCTGGATCGTCTGATTGACGTTGCTTATATCCGCGACGCGCTCGTTCTTCTCGGTCAGCAGCGCCTGGGCGCGCGCCGTTGCCTCGTCGGTGATAGCTTTCTTACGGTCCGTGACCTCCTGTGCCAGGCCTGCTTTGGTTGCCGCCGACTCTGTCGTAACTTTGCTGATGTCGTCGCGCGCTGACTGAATATCGTCGCTGAGATCGGCGATATCCGCGGTGAGTTCCTTATACGCGTCTGTCTGTTTGATCTGGTTGTCGATATCCACCAGGTAATCAGCTGCAACCGAGCTGCTGCTGCCCTGAATAAAATCAGTCCATGCCGATTTATTGCCGGTGCGATCGACAAGCCGCGCGCGGTACCAGAATCCTACCCCGGCTTTCAGGCCCAGTTGCTGATAAACATGCTGCGGATAGGGTACCCCGGCCAGCAGAAGCGGATTTGTGCTGGTCGATGCAGTGGAATACTGTATCTCCGTCTGTAAGGTATCGCCGGTACCAGCCGGGAAATCCCAGTCCAGCTGTACGCCCCAGAGCAACGGCGTGGTACGGAAATTGGCGGGCTTTGGCACATCACCGGCCCGGCCCTTGAGATGCGTCAGCACTGAGGTGGCCCACAGGCTGGATGCGCCGCCAGCGTTAATCGCCCTGACACGCACCAGGTAATCACCTTCGTAGATCCCCGGCACTTCGATATTGCGCAGCCCGGTTTGCGGTACGTTAACCCACTCACTGTCACCCCGGCGCCACTGTGCCTGGTAGGCGATCACGTCTGCCTGAGGTTTCCCGACTTTATCCAGCGGAGCATCCCAGGAGGCCGTCAGCGTGGCAAAGCGCTGCCCCTGTATCACTGAGTCGTAGCTCGATACCACGACGTTTCCGGGCTGAGAGACAACACCAGTAGGAATCAGGCTGACAGGCGGGATGTCCAGGCGCGCATTGTTATCGACAGCGTCATATTTCGAGGCGTTGTATTCCGCACCCGTAATGGTGTAGGTGTTCTCCTCGTCGTTGAATGTCAGGTTCATCACACGGAAATACTGCAGGCGCAGCTGTCCGGCATCGATAACGAAAACGGCATCTGGCGCTGGCGCAGAGGAAAAAGATGTGGCCACGATTAACTGCGTGCCGTTGACCGCCTGAATGACCCGGTTTTCCACAATGCCGCCCTGTGTGCGGATCATCAGCGTGTCGCCCGGGACGGCGCTGGTCCCGCGATCGGTTGTAACGGCTTTAAGCCCGGCGTTGTAACTCACAACGCGCCCACCATACACTCGCCCGGAAAAGCGTTCATCCGCAAAAGCGAACACGGTGCCGGGAACATAGGCAAAGCCATCCAGCCCGGTTTGCAGCGTGATCAGGCGATCGAGATAGTTGGAGTACACCGCCCAGCCGCCGCGACGCTGCGCCTCACTCTCACGCGTACAGCCAATGGCAGTCAGCTGCGTCTGCTTGAATTTGAACTGCTTAACCAGGTCAGGAAACATCACCGCAGTGGTGCGATCCTGGTAGTGGTTATCCGGGTCGCTGAAGTTAATCAGCGCCGAACTGTAGCGGTTCTTCTCGCTGCCGCTGGAATAGTTCGGCTTTCCGACGACCGAGGCGCGAGTGAGGATCTGTAGCTTCGTCGTGTCCGCTGGCATGTCCGAGACAACATTGAACATGTTGTTGCCCCAGAACGTCATACCGTTGAAGCCAGCGGCGATATCCTTTATCACCTGCCAGGCATCGGCCTGCGACTGGATATAGACGTCAAACATGAAGCGCGGCTCGGTACCGGTGCCGCCCTTACCATCGGGCACCTTCTGGTCACAGCGCTGGGCTATGCGGTACAGCTCCCACTTATCCAGCATGGCTGCCGTTACCCGACGACCCAGGCCAAAGCGCGGCTCCGTGAGTACATCGAACCAGATCCACGCCGGGTTATTCGACCAGCCCCATTTGAATGTCCCATCCCAGGTGCCGTTATAAACCCGGCCAACCGGATCATAGTTCTGCGGGATGCGGATAATCCGCCCTTTCGGCTTGCAGGATATCTTCGGGATGTTGTTGAAGGATTTTGCGTTGAACGACACATACAGCAGCGCGGTATGCGGATAGCGCAGGCGCGCGTCGATCACCTCTGTGATTGCCTGCACCTGTGTCTTGTTCTGTAGCATCTGGCTGGTGCTGTCTGCGGTATCGCGAACCACGCGGATCTGCCAGCCGGTGTTAGCCTTGGGCAGATTGATGCGGTGAGTCAGCTCGTACAGAGAACTGAGCTTTTCCGTTACAGTTTTGGTCAGCACAGTGCTGTATGCACCGCCATCTACAGCCACATCGATGTGATAGGTGACGGAAGTGCCGACGATATCGCCATCATTCTCCTGCTGCTGCAGACCGGTAATGCCGATACGCACCAGCACTGCGTCGATCTGGGTATTACTGATGGCACGGGTCCAGGGAGTGACCTTCGTCAGCGACACGCCAATGCTGGTCTCGTTCTCCACGGCTGGGAACCCGGGGATCGGCGACTGCGTCTGCGTGCCCGGACGAAAGTCCCAGGAGACATTCTCGAAGTTCATCGAGCCGTCGGCGTTGCCCAGCGGCGTGCCGTCAAGGAAGATCCGGGTAGCATCCAGTCCACCAGCAAACTCGCCTTCACCGAGCGCCAGCAGCATACGGCAGCGCGCCATCGACTGCGCGGAATCGGGTTGTTCAACAGGCGTGTGCTGCTTCTGACTGCCGCCTTTTGCACCAGTAATCGTTGCCATATTGCATCCATAAAAAAAGCACCCGATTGGGTGCTAATTGAAGAGTAAGAAATTCTCAGATGTCCTCGGCCACGATCCCCGCACTGATTATGGCGCCGCCAATTTCGCGCTCGCCATACAGCAGCGCGACCGGGTTGCCCATCGCCAGGGTGTTCACTGCGCCGCCGAAGGCATAGCTGGGCTTATTGGCGGGGTCATCACGCCCCTGAAGGCCTTTGGGCTGCGGTGAGAGCATCTGGTAGATACCGCCTGCCGCCATGCCGATACCAGCGGAGATCATCCCCGCGCCGATAACACCGGCTGAACCGAATGTCATGCCAGTGACAACAATGCCCGCCACAACCATGACGGCACCCAGTATCGTCTGGAACAAGCCCGCTTTCTTTGCCCCTTCCATCACAGGCGCGATGCGGATATCACTGTTACCACCCAGTTCCTTGAAATCCTGTGCCCCGATGTTGCGCTTCCCGCGAAACACCGCGAACGTCATGCCGTTTTTTTTGGCATTCATGAGAAAGCTTTCCAGCCCGTCCAGGTTGATGCACAGCGCCTTTACCGCTTCCGCTGACGTCAGCACCGCCAGTCGGTGAACGCGGCCAAACCGGGCACCCAGCGCGCCATACAATCGAATCGTGGTTAAGCGCGCCATGGCTTAATCTCCTGCGGCAGGTCTTTGTGCCGAACGCAGATCATCGTCCGGTCTTTAAAATATCCACGGGCATAAGGCGTGATACAGGATGGCTGGCCGTACAGATGGTGCAGCAGTTCGCCGTCTTCGGTGATGATCCCCGCGTGGTTCCACTTGTCCGACTCGACCTGCATGATGACCATGCACCCGGGCGCGAGGTCGCATTCGACAAACCCCTCGCGCTCCCAGTTATCGAAATAAAGGTTGTCGGGGTACTGGCTTTCCCACCACGGATAATCCACGCGGAAATCGTTCAGCGCTACGCCCTGTGTAGCGTGCCAGTCCATGACCAGCCCCCAGCAGTCATGCGAGCCAAGGAGGAACGGGCGGCCAATCAGCGGGATGGAGTCCGGTGTTATCTCTGCGTATTCATCGCAGTCCGGCGCGTAAATGCCCCAGACCACACCAGAGTTATTGCACTGCTGGCGATCAAGGTCAGAGGCGATAGGCCGTGCGCCATCGCCCGGGTGGGAGTGAATGACGCGGACAATGGTCCCGGCGTCCTCGGCGTTCGCCCAGTGTTCGCCGTCAATTCGGAAATGCTCGGTAGGGTTTTCGTGGCTGTTCGGCACCGGGATATAGCGCTGGCGCCGTCCTGACTGAATGACGAAGCCGCAGCACTCGCGTGGGGATTCCTCCAGCGCATGCGCCCGGATCGCCGTCATAATGGTTTTGTTCATGGGTATATCCGGTTATCGGGTGAAGAGAACTGTCGCCGGGTAGCCGCCAAAATCAAGAACGGCAGTGTTCGGTTCTGCCAGCCCGGCGCCGAAACGCTTGCGGCAGTCACTGAGGCAACCCCCGCATACATCAAACGCCGGGTCCGCTACCGCATTACCCTTCGCATCGAAATATGCCGTGCCGTTGTAGGTGCAGCCATCACCGCTGCGATATTGTCCGCGCAGTGCCCATTCGCAGAGCGAGGTGATCTGCCGGGTTGGTATGACCAGGTTCTGCAGGTCTGCCGGGCTGCTGAGCGACCAGGACACCACCTCGTCATCTTCAGAGGTTTTGGTGTCCAGCCAGAAGGTCTGCAGGGAGAACATCGTCGGGTCTGCTGTCGGATTAACACCGCCCGGGAAGTTCACCGCATCCAGGTAAACCGCGTAGGTGTCGATGATGCTCACCTTTGCATTCACCATGTCTTTAAACTGGAGACAAAGCGCAGTGATATGGCCGTCGAGGTTTGAAACGCTGAGCTTTGGTTCTGCGGCCTGATCCGTTGAAAGCGCCAGGTCGGTAATCTGGAAAGGCCAGAACTCGTAGGCGTTGCCATCCCAGATAATGGGCTTCGGCCCCAGCCTGGCCTCGTCGCCGTTCGCCGCGTCAATCTCGGCAGGCGTATGGGGAAACGGACTGTAGTGAAAGCGGTGGATCCCGCCGCTGAACTCTGAGGCATCCACTTCGACCAGGCGAACCCTGCCACCCGGTGCCAGCTTCGCTGCTGTATCAATCAGTGCTGTCATGTCATACCTCAGGCAAATACGCCATAGGCGCGCTTAATGGTGAATGTCAGCTCTGCAAACTTGCTGTTGATCTGGTTTTTGCGAACAGAGTCGGCGACAACGCGATACATCCCCTTCTCTTCGCCCGGCGGCGTAATGATGAAGGCCTTCACGGTATGAGCCAGGAGGAAATCGCGCACTGCGTTTACCTCTGTCTCAGTGCCGGTATGTTTCATCGGCACCTGGATCGCGGTGGAGTTGATGCCGTTCTCGGCAACCTGGTCATAGCCATCGCCAAACTGCGCCGCACGCACCGTCTTTCCATATTCAATGGGGCCAGCGCCGAGCTGCGAGCGCCAGCTGTAAGTCTCAATTGCCATGTTTACTCCATAAAAAAACCCAGCCGGAGCTGGGATCGAAAGATAAAAAATAATTCCAGACTACATCCGTACAGTAAATAAGGTATCGTTACAGAACGCAGTAGTTAATCTTAAAAGAAAATTTACATGTTCAAATAATGCCCTTGTAATAATTACTACAGACATCATTACTAGGAATCATCAATGGATAAATACAATCGAACTGCTCAGCACGAACTATTACAGGAACTCTATAACCGGGCACCTTATGGGATCACGCAAGAGCGAAAGTCTCATTATTTGCAGTCCTTTGGAAACTTAGATAACCTGGTGGCGAATCTCTATTATCTGTATGAACACGAACTACTCGAATGTCTTTTCCTAAAAGATCTGTCAGGTAAAATTTCAGTTCAACTAGAAAGCTTGAAAATTACCAGTAAAGGTATTGATTTCATAAGAGATGACGGCGGTTTGGGTTCCATACTTAACGTGCATACTATCAAGTTCCACCGTGACGCTGTCATAGTGCTGGAAGACCTTATTGCCATATCTAATCTAAACGATACTGATAAGGAAAAAGCGAAAGCAGCTTTAGGCGGTCTATCAACAGAAGCCCTGAAAACGCTCGTTCAAACAGTCACGACTGCCAGTTTGGGCATGCTTATAAAATAACAGGCATCCGCCACAGAGCGGCCCTGCACCATCGCTTCATATTCGTTTAGAGGATCAAATGAACCGGGTTTGGCTAATCGTGTTGATTGTCACAATTTGCGCTGGTTTGGCGCAGGATTACATAATTGAAAAAGCAGCTGAACGCATTACTACAATCAGACAGTCATGTGTGATTGGGCATGGTTGCAAGAACATGTAGCCCACATGAGTGGGCTGTCATGAAAGCCCCGGGCGGGGCTTGGTGGTCAAATTGTTTTAGCGTATCCAGTCTTGAACTTCAGTGTTGCATCAATCAGATTATTATTAAGATACATAAACATGTAATCCTGATAGCCCACATACGCGCCGTAACTGTTTTTGGCATTTACGCGGACTGGAATAGCCCAGCCATAATACATCTTGAAGTTCTCAGCCATCCCACCTTGAAGATAGGCTTTTGACGGTGTTCCAAATTGATATTTAGCCGAGTCGGCATCCTTGAGCCTATCACCAATAGTTTGTTTAATTTGCCCTTCGTAATACTGAGGAAGATCCCCATAGTAGGCATTGCTCAGCTCAGTTGAGGATGGCGTAGACATACAGCCACTGAGTAGTAAGGCACCAAACAAAACTAAAACGCACTTTTTCACTATCATCCCCTTGATTGTCATGGTTTTACAGATGATAACCAAGGGATGTCAGAATGTAACGCAGCAAGATGATGTTATTTTTTCGCAAAGCGACCACCAATAGCTCCATCATCCCTAATGGCCCTGATAATTCCCTCTTGGACATATTGCTTCATACGCTCTGCCAGTGCGCGAGCAGCCGCGTCTCCACCCCCGCTTGTATTTGTAGTCGCGTTCCCTTTATTGTCGACATAAATATCAACGTTGATTTGGTGTCCTGATCCGCCACCGCCCTGAGCCCTGACACCTAGTCTTCCAGCAGAATCCCGCGTAAGCGGCATGATTGCCTCTTCGCCTGCCTCGGCAAATACACCACCCTTGGCAAACTTAGAGGCCCCCTGGAACGTAAAATACTGAGGTGAATCGTAGACGCCATTCACATACTTGCTTAAGCCCGGCGAATCATAGACCCCGCCTTTAGCATTGAACGTTACACCAGAGGCAGCATTGGCAAATGCACCGCCAGGAGTGTTCCCGCCACCAGCACCACCACTGATCCAGCCCATAGCCTGCTGTACTGCATATGCCACCAGTAATCGGTTAGTGACATCAACTATCATCTTCAGCATTGATTTGCCGAATTCCTTAATTGAGGCCTGCCCTGTGGTCATTAGACTTGTCAGCATATCTGACAGACCATTGAGGGTTGAGCCAGCGACGTTTTTTACAGCATCGTAAGCATTTGTCGCTTCATCAACATAATCGGCCCATCCTTGTTTGACTCCAGCAAGCCAGTTAGACCTAAGCTCATCCTCTTCTTTGTAGGTTTGGCGCTGCTGGGCCAACACTTCCTTTTGAGCAGAAAGATTATCAGCGTAAGCATCAGTTATTCGCTGCAGAGTAGCTAGTCGTTCGGCCTCTCTAGTAGAAATTCCCTCGGCTGCCGCAGCTATTTCCGCGCGTTTCGCAGCCTGCTGCTCGGCGAATTTTGTTGCCTGCTGCGCCAGCCCGTTAATTTTCTGCTGGGCCTCAACTTCCTTATTTTTCTGATCCACAACTTTGGCGGCGTTGAGGATGGCCTCACGGTTCGATAGAAGAGATTTCTCCTGGGCGCTCAGAGCGCGAGACTTAGCAGCCTCGTCCAGCTCGGCAAAATGGGATTGCTGTTTACTGAACTCGGTATTTTTGGCGTGAATATCTCCCGTCTGACGCAGCGTTTCGAGCGTTTCCGTTAGGGTTCTGGTCTGGGCGCGGTAGTTTTCCAGGGTGCGATCGCCAGCATCCAGCGTGGCTCTTGCCTCTTTAGTCTTTTTCGCAGAATCTTCTGCTAGCTTCGAGACTGCGTCTCTCGATTCGCGACTGGATCCCCCCTCGCCTTTTACCGTGGACCCTCGTGCTTCGGCTTCATAGCTTGCCTGTGCGTTAGGCGCAGTGACTCGCTTCCAGAGTTCGGCGTAGCGTTTTTTGTTCGCCGCGATCTCTTTGTCAGCTTCTGCCCCAGCCTTTTTCATGGCCTCGACATCCATGCCGAGGAAGTCCGTGATTGCCCCACCGCCAGGAATTTTCTCGGCCCAGCCAGCTAAAGTGCCGGTGAACTTGGCATCCAGTGAGGTGATATTGAGGAAGAGATCTTTGATGGAGGACTTAACCAGTTCGAAAATATCGATTATCTGGTTTCCCCAGGCGCGCACTGTAATACCGATGTCACCAAAGGTATCAGAAGCGCTCTTCTTGAGGCTTTCCCACGTCTGACCAATATTATCGGTCGCTTTATTGGTCTCCTCAGCACGCTTTGCCATTACGCCTGCGAACAACTCAATAGCTTCGGTAACCGCCGCCTGCTCACCCTTCTGCTTCCGCAGTTGGATGATGTGCTTCATCATGGCTACATCGACAAAGCCATATTGTTCATTCAGGCTGGCCAGCCCTTTTACCGGATCGCTGACAATTTTGCCGAAGTCGGACATCGCCGCTTTGGTGTCGCTACCAGCCTTGCCCATCAGCGTGATGGATGTGGCAATTTGTTTCATCTGGCTGGCGGTATATTTGCCAGTATCGTTCAGCGTAACCAGCGTATCTACGGTGGAACTGATGGATGTGTTCGTCTTGCCGGCGACCTCCTCAGCGGCCTGGTTAAGCTGCTGCATCGAGGCGAAGCCAGCGCCCCCCATCATGATGACTGAGCGCGCCACCTGATCGAATTGTTGAGACGAATTGTATGCAGCAGCAGCCAGCAGACCGAAGGTGCCGACCAGACCGGCCAGCGCAATCGTGGTTGGGTTAATCATACCGGCCATGCTGCGGATGTATTCGCCGACGCCAGTAAGTGCCCCCTGAACCCCGCCAAACTGGTCTTTAATCTGCCCGCCCTGCTGGAGCAGGATCAGGAACGGAGACTGCCCACCAGCCAGCTGCGTGGCGATATCGGTGAATTGTGCCGGGAGCGTGCGCAGCGCAGCACTGTACTGCCCCACAGAAATTCCAGCGCGGCGTGCAGCGGCCTCCTGTCGGGATAGCGCCTCAGGCAGCACGTCAGCCACGCCAGAGAGCCGTTCACGCGTCTGGTTGAGGATGGTGTTGAAATGCTCGAACTGGGTGCCGTTAATGCGCCCTGCTTCGAAGTGTGCCACCAGCTGCGCATGCTGCTCGTCCAGCGAGTTGAACGCGCGGATCGTCGGGTCGATTGAACCCAGCAGGTTCTTCAGCGCGGCTGATTGCTTCTCTGCCGCCTGAGTGGCTGCGAGTTCTGCCTGGGCACGCGCAGCTGCTTCGCCGGTATCCGTCAGCTTAAGGCGGGTATCGTCCAGGATTTTGTTGTAGTGCTGAAAATCGTCGGTATCCAGAAAGCCTTTGGTCTGGAAGTTACGCAGCGCGGCCTGTTGTTCGTCCAGCCGGTTAAGCGCTTTGTTTACCGGATCGATATTCTCCAGCAGGCCTTTCAGCGCAGCCTGTTGCTCCTTGATGCCTTCGCTGCCCTGCTTTGCAGACTCAGCACCAGCGCGGAAAACGCTGTTAAGGTCATCAGCTTTGCCGACGGCACCAGCCGCGGCTTCACCGAGTTTATCCAGCTCATTGCTGGCAGTTTTCAGGTCAGAAACATCGGCCCGCAAAGTAATCGAGGCGATCTGGTCTGTCATTATTTCGTCTCCTTGTGCATTACTTTGAGAGCCTCACTTTCCATAATCTGAAGGTCAGCCATGCAGGCCGCCGCATCATCAACCCCGTGTAACTCAAATACCCAGGGGAGAACGTTGTAATCAAGGCCGGTCGCCCCGCCCGCGCCAACGCGCCATTGAGTCGCCAGTGCAGAGAAGATGGTGAATGATTTCCATACCGACGGCAGGATCCCCACCTCTTCCTCCACGTCCTCAGGCGTCAAACCAAAAGCGGCTAACTCCGCGAGAGTCGGTCCGGGCGTGTACAACGCTGCGGCGACCTGCCTCAGTTTTTTTCTCGTACACCCATCAGCTCTTTGGTATAGGCCAGGCCGATGTTGTCGAACGCGCGCGGGTAGTTCTGCAGGAGGACCACCACGTTATCGCGGTTAAACTCGTCAGGCAGTGCCCAGCCATCAACGATCTCCATCAGGTAGTCGGCCTGTGGCTCGATAAGGGACTTTTTGCCTTCGGCACCTTTACGCAGCTTCTCATCCATGGCGTGCAGCTCTTCGAGCGTCTTATGGCGGAAGGTAAAGGTCAGCTTGCCGTCTTCAGCACCGGCGCGCGGAATGCTGGCAGTGGCGGGAAAGGTCGGGTTTGGGATCAGGGTGAATTGGGTCATTTCGGTTCCTTAGAAGGATGCAGGATTGGGCCGTAAAAAAGCCCGGCGAACCGGGCCAGAGTGGTTAGCTGATCGTGACGACACACGCGCCAGAGGTAATGGTCTTGCCCGCGGCGTCGGTAACTTCGCAGGTGTAAGAGCCAGCATCGCCGGATGCCACAGACGGGATGTTGAACGTCGAAGCCGTTTTGCCCGGGATAGCGGTACCGCCTTTCTTCCACACGTACGTGTAAGGCGCGGAACCGCCCTGCATGACCACCGTCAGATCCAGCGCAGAACCAGAAGCGACCGATTTGGTTGCAGGCAGGTCAGTCAGGAAGGCCAGCGGCATAGCGGAGGAGTCGGCGATCGGGTAAATCTGCATATCCGATTCGAAGTTCATGCGCGCTTCGTTGCTTTCTACTGCGTTGATTTCGGTACGTGGCACGCGCTGGAACGACACTTTGGCAGAGTAGTAACGATCCGCTTTCCCGCGAGGGTTGTGGAACCAGACCGCCGTGGTGTCGCTGGAGTCGTCCAGATCGATGAGGCGCTTGTAAATCGCCAGTTGCGGGTCGTGGGCGAACGTATAGACCTGAACCACGGCGTTTTTAAACGTCGGGATGGTACGGGCCTTATCATCTTCCAGGAACTGGACACTGATGGTCTGCTGGTCGCCGCCTTCGGTAGAGAGCGTCATGACCTGAGGCATGGTGATCCACGAGTCGATTTTGCGCAGTGTGCCTGCGCCGGTGCCCGCCGGGAATTTCTTGGTATCGGTGGTATCAAACGCTTCCAGCACAATTTTGGTGCCGGTCACCGATTTAACGCGCAGCACCATATTATCGAGTTTGAGCCAGCCAGAGCTTACCTGGACGACATCGCCCGCAAGGATCCCGGCAGCGGAGGCAACGGTCAGTTCGCATTCCGTCGCGTTGGAGGCTGCTGTGAAGACAATCGGCGCAAGATAGGCCTTGGCCACGTTCACACGTGACCCGTTAGGGATTGCGAATGCCATTGCATTCTCCTGAATTGAGGAAATAAAAAACCCGCCGGATGGCGGGTCAGTAATCAGCGCGGTACTGCATGCTGACGGGAGTGGTGTAAGTGATGGAGCCGCTACTGCCGTTTTGTGCTGATGTAGGGCGATCCTGTATCGGTGGACGTACCTGCGGTGGCCCGTTGATGTAAACCGTCAAATCCCCGTCCACCAGCGGCAGTCCTTCGGGGAAGGCATCTGCAACAGACGTTGCCATCCCCCTGGCCTGCGTCACGCCACTGCCTGCTGGCGCAATGATGTTGAGCTGGAGAATGCCCTGGTACGTACGCAGCTGGCCTTCCAGATCCTGCCCTACGGTCTGCGCAGGCAGAATATAAACGCGCCCGTATGGCACATTATCCGGGGGAGTGAAGGCGATGTTCGGCCAGGCCACCGGCAGGCCAAGCGACGAGCAGATAACCGCAACACGGCTCTCCAGCAGGCCAGCGATACGCATTGACTGGTCACTGGCCATTGCGCACCTCGCTCATTGCCTCACGGAACATTTGCGCGGCATCCAGCGCAGTGATACCCACCATGCCGCCGGGCGCCTGACCAGAATGCCCGTTCTCAAGCGCTGCCGCATAAGGCAGATTATTGGTGAAGTAAATCGAGCTGACCTGGCCCACCCTGAACACCTCGAGCACCGCCATGCCACGGGAGTTTGAACCCTGGCCGGAAGCGTCCGGTGTATCGTTGGACTGAGTAGGCTGGCTGTCGAAACCCACATACCAGTTGTTTTTGAAGCGCCCGCCGACATAGCCCTCAGGCTTTTTGATGTCCATCGAGTCATTTACGCGCAGACCACGCTTAAGCCGTCCCGATTTGGTCAGGTTGGCAGGGTCATCGCGAAGGGCCGAGTTATGCTCCCGCACCGCAGTGTTGTACGCCGTCGCGGTCTGGTTGACCTGCCAGATATCCGGCTGGCCCACCGGGGACATCTCAACCAGTTGAGCGAGGATTTTAATGCCCGTCCGGCGCACTACCTGATCCATCTCCTGCTTCGAACTATCCACAAATAACTGAATGGCAGCCAGGAACGGCTGATTAACAGAGCTGGCCATAGTCACGCCCTCAGCTGGATGTTGTAGGAGATGAGTACATCGGCAGGCTTAACCGGATTAGGCTGCACCACCCGCCATGCTTTACCGTCGATCTCGATGCGGTCGTCAATACGCACTTCCGTTTCGGCTGTGGCCGCCAGCTTTTTATCGCCAGTAGTAATCAGAGAGCCATCTATTTCACGGGAGGAGTATTCAGTGACAACGCCAGTGACGGTCGCAGTGATAGCCGGGGTGGTTACCTCTTTGCCGAACTGATCGCGGGTAGTGCCGCCACCGCGGGTAAGCGGATAAGCTTTCCCGTTCTCGGTCAGCAGTCGCGTTGCGGTGTTTCGCATGCGGCGGTAGTCGATTGGCATATCACCCCCTTTCGATTCGGATCTGATTGCCGCCCACCACCAACCCACGCAACGAGGAGTAGAGCCAGGGGAATGACGGTGCCGCCTTATTCGTACCTGGTTCGTACTGGACCGTGACTGCGCCCTCTACGCGCTCCATCGTTACCGCACCACCACCAGCGACCGACGGCGTAAGATCAATCTCCTGCGATTCGAGAGCCAGGCGGCACTGCGCATCAACCAGGCGCTGTGGGATGGTGTCATCTGGCAGGTCAACACCATCGAAGCGCACACCCGCGCGCGGCCACGATAGCGGCTGCGAAGCACTGGAGCGCTGTCCACGCCATGTCTTGCCTTCCAGATAGTCCATTGCCTGCATCAGCATCTGGCTACATTCGCCATCATCCGCAGGAACGGCATATCCGCGCCCCGCCGCGAACGTGCGCAGGTCAATAACGCTGGCGTAGCTGTTGAAGTCAGGCGAATGGGGATCGGCAACCAGCATGGTTAGTCCTCCAGACGCCAGTCCAGCGCCAGCCAGTTATCCACCTCGTCAGGGTGAACCTCAGCGCTCAGCGGGCCGCCGGGGAATTCAGGCTCATCGCGCACCATCACCACAAGCTCAACACCCTGCTGGTCCTGCTGCTGGTCCTGCTGCTGGTCCTGCTGCTGGTCCTGCTGCTGGTCCTGCTGCTGGTCCTGCTGCTGGTCCTGCTGGGCAGGAGTTTGTTCAGCGCCATTCTGCTCGGCAAGCTTTTCAGCCTCACGCTGTGCGCGCTGCTCTTTGGTCAATCCGGCCATTGGGCCTCCTGAATAACAAAGGGGCCGAAGCCCCACTGGGTTAACCCATGATGATGGTGGAGTGTTCAGGCTGAACAGATGCCACACCCCATGCCACGCCAACCTCGTAACGCACCTGACGGTACTGGCGATACAGCGCGATCTGGAAGGTGATACCAGAGACCGGATCGGTTACGTTCATCACGTCGTCAGCGGTATCGCCGCCTTTAGGCATGGCCGGAGTACGGCAAGCCAGCAGGAATGCGTTACGGTCAAAGGCAACGTTTGGCGCGAACTCGCTCAGCACAGTGACAGTTGCCTGGTCTGCAAGATCCTGACGCAGGCCCGGCGCGCCGATGGTGATAGTGGAAGAGGTTGCCGCTACGACCATGTACTGGTTGTCATCGCCATCGAACTTCACTGCGGTCCCGGCAGCAATACCGCCAGTGCCAGCAGAGATAGCAACAATGATGTCGCCCTCTTTCTTCGCGCCGTTGACCTTATAGCCCGCAGCAGTGCTTTTCGCGGTGCGCTTGATGTTGGCGGATTCGTGCAGATTAAAGCCCATCACACGACCAATAATGCCTTCACGCAGCAGCTGATCGGTACCGGCTTCGTTCGCTTTGAACAGTACGGACTGTTTACCACGGATGGACGCCATCGCTTCGCCGCCCAGGACCATGCGCAGGTCAGTGGTTGGTGCGCCGTTATCAGTCAGCACCTGGCGAGCGTTCGCCGCATCAGACAGGTCGTCTTTGATGCTGAACGGGGTGTCTTTCGGCGCGCCAACTGCACGGGAAGACTTGTAAGCCAGCGCTGCCAGGTCAGCGTCCATTTCATTGCTCAGTGCACGGAACGCCTGAGAGAACTGGTCAGCCAGGACAATGTCATAGGTGCCTGACGGCCCGATGGCAAGCTGCTCTTCACCATTCCATTTGACCGGGGCCATTTTGGATTTGGTGATTTTGACGTCCACAGTACCAATGTTCTGATCACCGTCGTTTGGCGCGGTTGCCGCCGGAGTAATATCAACGGTGGTGGTTTTTGGTGCGACCGGTGCGGTCACGGTCTGGTCTTTAGCCGCGGCATCGGCTTTGGCGTTACGGGCCACAGCCGGGATAAAGCCCACCTGCTCGCGGGATACGCGATTCAGGGCGGTGAAGATGGTTGGGATGAGGCCAGTGAGGGTGTTGGACATTCAGGTTTCCTTTCGGTTAATCAACGATGCTCGTGCCGCCGCCAATTACCGTTTGTTGTTCAACTGGCGGTAAGGCGTCGAAAGCAGCGCGTTTCATGGTTTTCTGCCCGGCCTGATGCTGCGACTGGTGAGAGCCACCGCCGCTATTGCCGGACGCTTTGAGGATGTAGTCTTTCTGCGGATGCAACTCGACCAGGGATTCCAGCGCTTCATCGAAGCCAGCCAGTTCGCCGGGCTTGGTGCGGGAGAACACCTTGTTGCCCTGCCCGTCGTAGGCCACGACCTTGCCGTCTTCGATTTTGAAGTTCTGGCCGAAGTGGGAACGCACGAACTCAGCCGGGATCGCCATCTTCTCGGAGATAAACTTCGAACCACCGAAGCGGCCGCCGATCATCTCGTCGTAGAGCTGGGTTTCGAGCTGTTTGGTCTTGCCGTTCGCTTCGTCCAGTTGCTGCTGGAATACCTTGGTGATCTCGGCTTTCACATGGTCAACGGCGCCAGCATCGATCAGCTTCTTCTGGTCGATTTTGGTCATCATTTCCAGGGCCTCGAGCGCCTTGGTCGGGTCGGAGATGCCAGCGAATTTCGCGAGACTGGCTTCCGCCGCCTCCTTAGCTTCGCGGTGAGTTTTAGCTTCACCATTCAGGGAGGTGATTTTGGTCATCGCTGCGGCTGCATCGAACGGGAACTCTTTGCCGTCATCATGGACGTACACAGGCATACCGTTTTCAACAACCACATTTCCGTTAGCATCGAGTTTGAGTTTCATTGTATTGCTCCAGCCTTCCGGCCATTGGTAGTGGGTCATCCGACCCGGTCACCGCGTCGCATCCGCTCAGCGGCAGGCATAAAAAAGGCCGCCCGGAGGCAGCCTGTTAGATAAATTCAATGGTTATTACGCCGCGTAGCTTGCGGGAATAGATCTCATCCCGCTTTCGCTTGTGAATCCGCAGCGGGTGTGGATGTATGCAGGCGATGCCTCGCTTAACGTCAGCCCATATGCAGCTCTTGAGTTCGTTGCCATTAACGAACACTCGGCGCTTGCCGCGGCCATCGCCCACGCAGTGAAAATTATCGTTACGCATCTGTTATTCCTCAAACGCCGAAGCATCCACGCGGCGCAGTTCGTCCAGGGTGAGGAACTCCCCGGCATCGTTAAACATCTCGGGTACCGTGATTTTGCCGTCACGCAGCATCAGCGCCCGGGTAACACCCAGCACCTGCTCCTGTCGCGCGTATGGTTGCCGGGCGAGCCAGTCGGCATAGCTGGTATGCGCTGGCACCTGCCCGTCCATTGAGGCGCGTGTGGCGCTGCTCAGCTCGCCAGAGGGTATCTTCAGCTCTTCCCACGATTTCGTGACCAGAGTTTCCCCAGAGCGGCAGCAGAAGTGAATTTTGCCGGGGCCGCGCAGATACGGCACCACATGCCCCAGCGGCTTGCCGTCGAGGGTGTAGAGCTTGCGGTCGCGGATGATGCACCACTGACTGGTATGCGTATCCAGCGTGGATGACCACTGCTTGGCCTTGACGATATCGCTGTTGGCCTGGGCGAACTCCTGCCGCGCCGTAGCGGCCATGTGGTTCACGGCGGTGCGGGTTACCACCGCCAGGTCACGCCGGGATGCGTTGATCACCCCATCTTCACGGTTAAGTTTTGGCGTGCCGGCAACGCGCCGGACAATCTGCTCTACCGTTTCGCCCTGGAGGAAGCCGGAGCGCACAGCATTGGTGATTTTGTCCAGCCGGTCGGCTTCAAGCTTCTGGCCCCACTCCTTCAGCAATCTGCCCTGGAATGGCTGCGCTGCTGCTGCGGCGTAGACCTGCTCGGGTACAATGCTCTGCAGCGGAACGTGTTTCAGGATCTGCTGCGGAATGATGCTGCTGAACAGGTCCAGTTGATACCCGGCCTCATATTCAACGTAGCGCGTCAGTTCGCGTGCCAGCCCCGCGTTAACCGGTTCGTAGGCCTGCTGATTCAGCTCACGCACACCAGCCAGCAGCGATGCCAGGCGACGGGCGCTGTAGGTATCCGCCCGTTTGCCGTCCAGAAGCACCAGCAGTTTCGCGGCCAGTTCGGCATCCAGTTTATTCAGCAGCGCCACCATGCGCCGGGCGACGCCAGTGCCGTAGCGCGTCACATTCAGGCCATGCGCTATCGTCTCATCCTGCAGGCGGTCGTTGACGGAACGGGCCATATCACACCTCTTCTGCTGGCGGTCCGGTCAGCGAGGCCGATTCAGCCAGCAACTCATCAAGGACTTTCTCAGGGTCGGCATCAGCATCAATCAGGTTGAGCTTTTGCAGGGCTTTAATGGCATCAATACGACGGAGGTCACCACCCTGACGCAGGGACTGAATAGCCAGCGCTGCCGGAGGGTTGAACTCATTCGACTCAACATCCAGCTCAGTACGGACATCAACGTTGCCGCCCTCTTTCTCACCGATGTACTCGGCCATGATTTGCAGGATGTTGTCGATCGCATCCTCCAGGCTGGTCGCCATGGTGTAGAGCGGGGACTGTTCCTGCATTTTCTCTTCAGAGGTCTGGTCTACTGACTTAGTCGAGGTATTGTCGGTGCGCAGCAGCTTCGCGCCAGCCTGGCGCATCTGCTCCACCAGTTCAGCCAGCGACTCTTTGCCAGCGCCAATGGATGAGCCAGTATGCTCAACGTACTCGAGGCCCTGTTTCTGTCGGTCGTTGAAACTTGCCGCAGAGGAAGAACCAATTACCAGTTCCTGCCCCTCCTCCAGCCCGAACACAGTGAGGATTGGCACCCGGGCGACGTGCAGGATGTTGTCCTGCTCGCTCTGGCTCTGCCAGTGCTTGACGTTCAGCAGCGCCATGTTCAGCAGCGGCGGAGAGCCACACATGAAGCCGGTGCGCTTGGTGTAGAGCGTGACCAGGGTGATATCGCGACGGGAGGTTTGCCATTCGTCGTGTAACGCCCAGGTGGCCTGCCCCTCTGCACCGGTAGACTTCCGGTAAATCTGCACAGTGCCCGGCGTCAGGAGGCGGATCTGCTCGACTTTCGTCTGCCCGAAATCGTCACCGTCTTCGACCACCACCTCTTTGATGCGCAGCGACGTGAGCACGACCTTGCCGCCAGTCATCTTCGACTTCCAGCCGATCACCTGGCGGGGATTCAGCATGGTGACATACGGGCGCGCGCCGGTGGCCTTCTCATCGGCTTTGGTCTTAACCTGTTCGGGGTCAACGCGGGGGTAGTCCACTAGCGCATGGGAGAGGCCATACTGCATCGCCAGGCTGAAGAACGACTGCGCCCATACATCCAGGCGGGTACCTTCAAGGTCCACGTCTTTTGCGAATTCACGCAACTGGTCTGGTACGTTCTCGCCCAACTGGATTGGCTCAGCGAATACACGCCCGACGTTCTGGTTGATCGTCTCTTCGTAGGCAGGGAGTAGCGTGGCCACCGCCAGGCGCTTTTTATAATCCTCTTTGTCTTCTTTCGGCCAGCGCGGCAGATAGGCCTCACCCAGTTGGCGCATATACAGCGTGCCGCCCATCAGGGCGTCGTTAATGTCCCACGCCTGCACCATGTTCCCATAGTCCAGATTGGGTGTTGAAATATCAGGCATGGGGTTAGAGCCTCAGGCTGGTGACTTTGCCGACTTTCTTCGGCGGTGAATGCAGGACGGCGTAGCGCGTGCCGTCCCAGTCGTGATCTTCCTGCTGGGTGTCTACATCATCAGGATTTTTACTGTCTCGAACGAGAACCGGCACGCGGCTTATCCAGCCCCGGCAGTAGTCGAACACGTAGAATGCTGGTTTCTCAGGTGTACCCGATTCCAGCTTCTTGCCTTCAATGACGGCCTCCAGCATGTCAGCAAACAGGGCTGCGCCGTTCACGCGCGATCCCGGCTTCTTGTTGGATGGCACCCACTTAACGCCCTGCGATTCCATCTTCTGGGCAATGGAGAGTTCGTCATCGCCGGTGTTGTAGATGGCACCGTCAGCCGGGCCGGGGATAACCTTTTTGCAGATGCCGGGCATGATGTTCAGTTGCCCCTGCGTCACACCGTTGAGTTTTATCTCCTCGGGCTCTGCTAGCTCTTCGCCCACCAGCCGCTTATCGACCCAGGCTACGCCCTTGGCGACGTTTGTGGAGGACATATTCAGGCCTTTGTTCAGCTCGTCCGGTGGACAGCCGTACCACTCGCCAATGAGGATCAGCGACCCGGCAGGTGGGCAGAACTGGCGCCCGTCCGGTAATTCAGCGGCATTACCGTCGGTACGCGCCCACCAGAGGTTAGAGAACGGCTTCGATTCGCCCCAGTCATGGGAACGGTCAACCGTCCAGCTAGCCGGGATGCGGAACGGCTTAATGACGTGATGGGAAGCATTCCAAAGGTGGTCAAAGCGCCCGCCGCTGGTGACATCCCACGAGCCATCAACCCAAGCTTTGCGGCGGTTCGGGTCTTTGATGGCCATCAGTGTGGCAATGTACTGGGGATCCAGATACGGGTTCTCTTTAAACGAGCCGTGGATCGCGACGCGGGTAAGCGTCACGTCTTCTTCCCGCTCGGTCTGCGGGTTAAACACCTTTTGCGTCTCGCGAATAATAGTGCCGCGTGGCGCAGGCTCGATGAAGCGCTTCTTCACCCAGGTATGGCCGATACCGAACGGGTTCGTGGTGCTGAACGTTTCGAGCGGGATCGGCTTCAGCAGTGAACCATCATCCCGCGGATAGTTTTCCGGTCGGAACGACGAGCGCCGGCAGGAGAACATCATCTCGTAGAACTCAGGCGACTGCTGCTTGGTCAGCTCGTTAAAGCCGATGAACGGGAACTCCTGTCCGTGGTAGTCCCAGTAGTCGCCCTCTTCCTTCCCGAAGCGAAACAGCAGCTCTTCGCCGGTCGGCCACACCCAACGCAGCTCGGAGGCTGACGCCAGATAGCGTGCACCGTCGTTAAACAGGCGGTACATACGCTTTGACTGAGTAATGATGTCGGTGAGGTTTTTATACTCGGTGTCGAATATCACCCCACGCCAGAACGAGCCGTAGCCCAGGCCAACGAGGCGACGAAATCGCGCCAGCTGCGCAGCAGTTTTGCCTGGACCGCGCGTTCCCTCATAGAGGATTTCGTTACACGGGCAGCTCAGGGAGAGCGATTGCGAGCCTGGCAATGGTTTCCAAACGGCTTTGTAATTCATCCACCAAGAACCTCGCTCTGCTGCTTCTGCGCTGCTGCTTCCCAGTCGTCGACGTTATCGCAGGACGGAACCGGCATGATGCTGTGGGTTGCGCTGACCTTCTGCTCCACCTGCTCTTTGAATGCCTGAACGCGCACATGCTTGCCGAGCAATTCGAGGTTCTTGACCTTATCCGGCCACTTGATCTTTTTGAGGATGGTTTCCGCCGTCTCCTCATTGAAGTTCTGGATGGTGGTACTGATGTCTAATCCGGTGAGCGTGGTTCGCCAGCACTTGGGCCACATGCTGACAACTTTCAGGCTGCCATCATCGTTAAGAATGTCCAAGACATCCATCTGATCGATTTCAACCAAGCGTCGAAGCACATAATCCGCATTAATACCCACATCCTCGTTGCGCTTACTCTTGAGTTCGGCGATCCTGTTTTGGATGTCAAGTTTTGACAATAATTGAGCGGCTATACGGTTTGCAGTTTTGACGCTGTACCCCGCCCGAATAGCCGCTTGTGTAGCGTTTAAATCGATGAGGTACTCGCGACAGAACATTTCTTGCTTGTCGGTGAGTGCCATGTATATCTCATTTAAAAAGGAAGCTTTATGTCTAAAAGTGAGCGCAAACCAAAATTTAAGACAGGTGATATAGTTTATTTAGTTTCAGCCGGCCCAGCGATGGCTGTTCAGGAGCCAATCTTTAATACCTACAAGGAATTTACTGGCGATTACTGGTGCCAGTGGTTTGCGGGGCGAAAGCAAGAAAGAGCAAAATTCCCAGAGGATTCACTGACCGCAACCAACCCAAAGCCGTAAACCCAAACGCGCCGAAGTTAACTCTTACTGACGTGACGAACTGGATGATGGCCCAGTTAAAAAATGACGATTGCCTATATCAGCAAGACGTAGTTGATTATTTAATCAAATTGGATAATGAGCAATTTCTGAAAGAAAATGCTGATGGCAATCTGGTCTTATCTACGCCTGTCATTAATCAGTTCCGTAAAGTAAGCGGGGATAACGTGGTTTGGGTCAAGCCTGAACGATACTGGCGATACCGTGTCACTGAAGACGAAGCTGGTCGTGAGGCTCGTGGTTAATACAAGGGCGATAATATTCGCCCTATTTTACGCCATTACGATGGGCATAAACATGGTGATGACTTCGTGAGGAAATTCTTAATGTCCCACGCTTACGCTTGTTGTTACCCGGTACGGTGCCAGGATGTACAAGACTCTGACGCGGAGAATGCCAACTCCGGGGAAACATCAATAAAAAGAGCACATAAACTGAGACTCCTGTAGCCCTCCTTGTGAGGGCTCTTTTTTTAACCATTATCAAGCGCCCCGGGTGAGACGCTTTGTAATGGCAATAAAAGGGCCGCCTAAGCGACCTCTTCTTTGAAAGATATGATTATAGTAATTTAATTTTCACGTCATAACCTTCCAGACCGGTCATCGCTTCGCGGGCAACAAACTGAATTTCAGAGACTTCTTTTCCTGTTTTTTTTCTTAATTCTGAAATTTTTTTTGCGATCAAAGCGGAAATTTCTTCTTCGGTCTTTAGTGTCAGAGCATCAACTTTCATTTGGGCCTCTTCTGGTTTACTCATATTCCCATTCTCCAGCAAGGTGATAGTTGTTGAATCACTATCTTCTACTATAAATGTCTATAAATTATAGACTAATGATGTTGTCGCTGCATACATCTACCCAACCCTTGCTTTCCTGGCTGGAGGGAAACCCTGATGCATTGGTCTGTGACAAAAAAAGCCCCTGCATCACTGCAAGGGCTTTGGTTATATGATGCCGGGTGCCTCCCGGAGAGTCGTTGGGATAACCACCCGTGACTCGCTGCTTCAGTCGTTCATGATGAGCGCCAGTGTAAAAGAGCCATCCGGTTAATTAGCCCCTCCGCTTAGGGGGATTCACCATAATTCGTTTACAGCATGCATATAAAAAAGCGATCAGTTATCGACATGCCAGTAGGAATTCCCGGGCGTTATTGTCGCTGTGTTCACAGATACTTTTTCACTGCGTTTGAAACTTCTTCCTGAGTTAGCTCTCGATCAGAAGCAACACAAATCTCGAGATGATCCCCCGTCAGTGAATGAATCCCGGTAAGCATTATTTTTAGGGAGACTTCATCACCGTTTGGGTAGCATCGAACAATTGATGTTACAGGCTTAAGTACATTTGCGACCTCTACCTGCTGCGAGTTGAAGAAAACCAATACTTTTTTCATAAATTTGCCTTAGTCCCCTCTTGCGTCTGTTTTAAGGCAGATGTCGCTTTGTCTTCAGATAACCGCAAATGTCTAAGAAAGGCCACGCTACTGCGTGGCCTTTGTAAGTATTGCATTCCATTCAGTCCACCATGCTCCGGAGCCACCGGACAAAGCCATGACTAAAGGGCTTCCAATACACCTGTCAGATTGATAATCCATACAGGATGGGTTGAGTCTACATGTTAAAAAAAAATCGACACCTTCTAAAAAGGTATAGTTATGTTTGTGTCGTTTTTTAGAATATATGGACTCACTCAAACTGAGATCGCAGTGTAATCCACTACTCTCATAACGAAACGCTAGAGATGTTATTAGTAAGCTCACTTTGGAATGGCTACTGTGAGTTGCGCGACGCATCTATCTTCCTGATGCTGGCCTTATCAATGTTGCACTGCCCTAGCGCTGATAACAGGCTTACATTCAAATCCAGGCTGGTCCCATAGGTCAGCGGATCGGGAATTGCAGGTTGCGGCGTCTCAGCTATCAGGTTTGGCGGCAGCGGTACCATCGGAACCGGTACGTATACTGTCCGCGTACTTCCGCAGCCGGTCAGTAGCTGCAGCAGGCACAGGCCGACGAGCGCAATCATCATTCGCAACAGCCACTTTGATATCTGCCTGGACTCTCTGTGACTCCAGTGCGATCTGCTGTTTTGCATTCTGATTTGCCTCGGAGATGGTGTTAATAATGCTCACCGCCTGAATGACATTGGCGGTAATGGCGTTTGCAGACTCGGCTTGCTGCTCAGCTCTATCTGCCCGTATTTTTTCACGACTGGCCTTGTCGCTGTAATACCAGCCCGACCAGCACGCTCCGCCGAACAGGCACAGGATGAACACGACGATCGCAATGAGGTAATGGGATTTCATCAGCCCCCCCCCGGCGCTGATGCTGGCATCCCAGGGTTAAGCGGCCCGACACCACCATTGAATAGTTGCGGCTTTTGCTGCCATTCACAGACTTCACGCTCAATCTCGCGCCGGGTGATGAGGCCCTTCCACTGCTGGCCACCAGCATACGTCCAGCGCTGCAGCTCTTTGCACGCGCCCGGAACATCGCCAGCATTCAGTTTTTTCAGCAGCGTGGAGCGACTAAACGCGCCAGCGCCCACGTTATAGGTGAACGAATAAAGCGCCGCCCGTGCAGTCTCAGGGATGCGGACCTTAATCAGCGGATCGATGGCTGCCGCCACCTTGCGCAGGTCGGACTGCAGCAGAGCATCGCACTCTTTGTCGGTGTAACGGTGGCCGCGGCGAACGTATGCGCCGGTATGTCCATCACATACAGTCCAGACTCCAACGACATCCTGATATGCGTAATACCGCCGCCCTTCCAGCCCGTCAGCATTACCCAGCATGACTACGGCAATGGTTATCGCGCCCGATCCGCCCAGGATGGCCTTCACGAGCTTACTTTTCAGCGTCGGGTTCATTCTGGCTCCTGTCGCGGCGATTACTTTCGCGGATTTTGAAGTACAAATTTGTCAGGTACGTAAGAACAGCAACTACTATGCCCACCAGCACGCCGATGGCGTTCCACTGCTCAGGGCTGTATGCGTTAAGAATGCCGTTCAACACGCTCCCCGCAGACGCGCCATAAGCTGCGCCGGTGGTTAATTTATCCATGCGTAACATCTCTCACCTCCGATGGGTCCGGGGTGCTGTGCGGTGTAAAAGGGTCAGGCTCTCCGTATGAATTAACGACAAACCTTGATGGGGGTTTCCGGGAGTCTGAAATAAAAAAAGGCCCGCTTTTCAGCAGGCCTAACTGAGTTGGAAATCTAAGTCGGTAGTCGTGTTACCTTGCCATTATCCGTGCAACAGCTGTGTCGAGCAGCGTCACTAACCGGTCAGGATGTCCGGCCAATGGTTCTGGCTTGGCTCACAATTTAAAAATAGCACTACTTTCGAAGCGGGAATAAAAAAAGCCTGCTCGGAAGAACAGGCTCACAAAGCACTTACCAGGTTTACATACGGGTGCCGGGTGCCTCCCGGTGATTCGTTACCAGTTATACGAGCCGCAAGCATATCTGCACATTGCAGTTAACCGGATTGCCCCGCCGCTTAGGGGGATTCACCCAATATAAGCCTATGCCATATATTGAACTGACAGATGCTTTTCAAACATGTGGCGGCGTTAACGGTCCTGATAAAATCTCAGCCTCACCGTTATCGCAGATGTCATCGTCTTGCGTGAGATGCCATACACCCATTATGGTTCGGCCCGTTTCGAGGTCTTCGGTTTCGTCTTTGGTGTAGTAGGCGACCTGAACTCTGCCGTTGTGCTGTATCCAGTAGAAACCTTCTTCCATAATAATTGTCCTCTGAAAGCTCTGATAGAACTCATCAACCAGACATTATATGAGTTTTCTCATACGGGCAAAGAAGTTATGGATTGGGTGTGGTGCCGGGTGCCTCCCGGTGACTCTGTGCCAGACCACAGAACCGCGCTACTCACCTGCCTATCTAAACGCCCCACCGCATAGGGGGATTCACGACCAAGTCACTATCCATAAAAGATAGTTATTAAAATATTTTCACTAATCTGACCGTAGCTTTTTAATCGTTCTGGCATCTGGCTCTCTGTTTTCTGACAACCAAGGGGCTAACCTTGGAATGTGCAAAAAACACACAGGAGGGTCAAATGTATAACTCTATTTTGGTTCCCATTGACGTTTCCGAGGATAGCCTGACAAACATGGTGATTCCCTTTGTTCAGGCGCATGCAGTCCTCAACACAGCAAAAGTTCATTTTCTCACGGTTGTACCTTCGCTTCCGTATTATTCATCATTAGGCCTGGCATATTCAGTAGAAATGCCAAAGATGAAAGAATTCCAGGACGCTGCCAAATCAAAGCTGGAAGAGATCGCTAAGAAATTTAAAATTCCTGCTGACAAAATACAGTTACACGCAGTGGCGGGGTCGCCAAAGGACCAGATCCTTAAACTTGCTGAAATGATAGACGCTGACTTAATAATTATTGCATCCCATAAACCTGATATATCCACATATCTGCTAGGTTCGAATGCTGCGGCTGTTGTACGGCATGCGAAATGCCCTGTCCTGGTCGTTAGGTAGATATCACAAGTTTGTAAAGTGCAATCTGCATGAAGAACGGAGGGAGCCTCAAGAGGTCTGATGTTCCCCAAGAATCTTGATTCTGGTTAGGAACAGTGATTTCACGGGCAACTCACGAAGGCGCAAATAATAAAAAACCCGCTCGGTGGCGGGTTTTTTAACGGTGAACACGCAATGCCCATCGTTGGAACAAAATTAACACAGATTCGGGAAAAGTAAATAGTTCACGGTTGAAACGTAAGCTATTTTCGTGAGCGTTATCGTGTTATCTGCTTGAGCTGCGCTTCCGCCCAGGCTTCTTCGATATCAAATTTCGTGATCAGTTGATCGTAAAACGGCTTAACCGACTTCTTCCAGGTATCCAGACTGATCGCATCAGTGATCTGGCAAACAGCTGCGTGAGCCTCTGTCGAAGGGATCCGCTCATAACCGCGACCACTGCAGCGCTTACAGCCAGCCAGCACTGGCACGCCCTGAGCCTCTGTCAGTTCCAGATTTACTGCCACCCCTCTCCCATGGCAATCACTACAGGCGCAGCTGATAACCCTCTTTCCTTTGCAGGTCGTGCATAGTACACGCGCCACTTCTTTCACCTGACGTCGGTTCTGATGCTGCGATGGGATAACCTTCAGGCCCCATTTCTTAGATTTTTGTATGATGTCCTTTGCGCACCCAGACATGCTGGTTTTCATAGTGAACACGTCAGCCTCGATAAACCCCTGCCCCGCGCAGCAATCGCACTGCTTAACGCTGGCTGCGCTGCGGGAGTAGTCCTCAAACGCGAACGTGGCCAGCTGTTGCATTACCAGCGGCTTAACTCCCTCGCTCAGCTTGCGCAGCGCGGCAACCTTATCGCATTTTTTCAGCGCGTATTCGGCCAGCAGCGCGATCGCCCTCTCCCGGTCGTTATGGCTGATCCCCATCTTCCCGAGGAAAGCGCTGTACCCCATGGCGGCGCGTTCCTGCGTCATGCCCATGGCTGCCATGATATCCGTACCGGTCAGGGAATCTGATGCGGTGGCGCGCGGGGAGTCGCTGATCATCGTGGACTTTGCGAAGTGGTATTTCACGGTGTTTTCGAGGTTCATGCTGCGGCTCCTGCCATCAGGTAAATGCGGATAAAGTTACGAAGGATGCGATAGTCCACCAGCACCGTTCCCGGGCGGCGATGAATGCGGAGGCGCAGCCAGCGCATGCGAAGCGATTCGATCAGTTCTGGTTTCATGCTGCTACCTGTTTTTTCAGCGTGCGTAAGTCTGCGAGGGCGGTGAGCCTAATTTCTTCCAACTCTTCAACCGTCCAGCGATGCGGGATGTTGTTGCTCTCCAGTGCCAGAACTATCTCCTCTCCATAGCGTTCCACAAGAGCGGCGCGATAGGCTTCAATGTTCCCTGATTTGTAGACGTTGCAAACGTCACACTGAAGATGGATGTTGATACGAGTAAAACGTAAGTGCCCGGCTGCAGCAGTTGTCCGGTAATGGCCGGCATGCCAGGCAAATGCTGTTTTTGTTCCGCATGATATGCAGCCATTACCTTCTGCCAGTTCGGTTTCCCTGCAAATGTCGTTAACGGCGCGCTGCGTCAGATCCACCCAGTGCTTAAGAGGCTTTACCGCGGCTTTCCTCTTGCGCCAGGCAGCGTTTTCTTTTTTCTCGATGGCGCGCTGTTGGGCCAACTCTTTACGTTGAGACGACTCACGGGCTTTTTTGGTCTGTTCTTTTCCGACGGCAGTAGCGCATTCATAGCTGCATACCACCTGGCCGTCGCGAGCCGGGTGGAACCACTCGCGGCAGATCTGGTTTACGCACTTACGGCGGGGTTTCTTAGCCATGATCACCCCCAGACCTTTTGGCGGAAGGTCCGCGGCGTGCGTTCTTGACGCCGGGCTTCCGGTAGCCGCACGCTAACGGTCCAGGTGACGTAATCGGGGTTCAGGCTGCGCTCGACCTTCACGCCGCGCGCACGGTATGTTGCCATTAGCTCTTCGGCCTGCGCCGTTGTGCATTCGGTATGTTGGAACCATGAGGATTTCATTGGCATCATCCCCCGAAGCTCAGCAGTTGCGCTGCGGCGTTCTCGGCCTCGCGCTGGTCCCTGAATGCGCGCGACAATATCCAGCGCCAGAGAACATCGAGCGCGGCTTTGTAGAGCTGCTGAAACTCGGTCTCGTCCATATTGGCGAAGGCGATGCTGCGAGGATGTTTGCGAAGAGTACCGTCAGGCAACTGAATAGCGTCGTAATGCCCGGATTCGATGGTTACCCAGGCGCGATACGCGTCGAAGGACTTGCAGGCGCTGATGCTGCCAGTGCGCTTGTCGGCGATGCGTTCAAGATACTGTTCAGCAGCATCCAGCAGTGCGCCTTCGTTCCCGCCGTATGAAGCGAGGTATCTCGCATAGCCGGTCACCAGCTTGCGTTCGTTGGATGAGATGGCCCCGCCGGTTGGCTCCCAGTATTCGAAGCCGAGATTCAACAGAGCGAAGAAGCGGCGGTGGAAAGCTGGGTTACGGACCTGTTTGAAGTCGGCCACCAGCACGGCGCCGAGCTTAATTTTTGATTGCAGTAATTCACTGGTCTCCGGCGTGGCGGGGATCAGGATTCCTGAGGATTGCTTGATGAGTTGTAACTGCGCCATGGGAGCTTTCTCCGTGGCGCTTTGCTGCTCCGTGTCGCTGTTCAGGCGACGTCAGGATTATGGCAGGAGGCTATCTGCTCCGTCAATGCGGAAACCGGCCTCTCGAAGAAGGTAGAGCAACTCAGCAAGCGAGAGAACGTGCTGATCATCCCGGACACGCTCCAGACTGGTAATTTCCCCATTATCGCAAGTAATGACGAACTTACCGCCCTCCGAGACTGTTTTAATCGCTTCGGCGACCTCAATGCTCACATCCCCTCCTCACTTTGCTATCCTCAAATACCCTCTCCCGGCGGGGAGAACTCCACTCCACAGCGCCAAAATAACAAATGGCGCAAAATTCCTAATAGGTTCGCCGGAAAAAAAATTCATTTTTTTCTGTAGCACTTAAACCATACAACAAAACACTGTATGCATAAACAGTAATTATCCGTTTGGCTTAAGTATGCACATGAAAGGCATGTCTGCGCAAGCCCATTCATCTGATTGATTTGAATAAATTTTTACGCTACTTCCCTGTAAAAACTTACCGTTATTTTTAACACTTTTGAGGGATAGAAACCGCTGGGGTAAATATCTGATTGGAAAACCCTCAATCCTGCCAAACGCAGAGCAGGCCTGCGCCTGAGGGTATATTGCCGCGATGACACATCTTGTCAGGTTGGTAATTTGTTGCTGTGCTGTGTCTATTATCTAATCGATTTCATAGATCAATATGACTTCATCGATCTGTAATATCGAACAGGTGAAGGAATGCCGCGGTTAAGCGGCATTCAGGGGATGCATCAAGCGGCCTCTTCCTTCCAAGCACAGAACTTCTGCAGGTTTGGCTGCGCCAAGACCTTAGTGAACGGCGATAGCGTGCATTGCCATATACTACTGATTTTGGGAAGATGAGCCTGAGTGTCTCGGTGCAACAACGCAAATTAACGTGAGGATATGTTTATGGGTTTCTGGGGAAAAGGTAATAATCCATTTTTTAACCACGACTTCGATGCTGCGCAAAGGGATAGAGAAGCACACAGAGCAAGCGAGACAGCTCATAAAGAAAGGCTAGCTCACGAACTTGATTTACAGACTCAGCGTTTGGACTCGGCATCCGACCTTTCGAGACTAAGGATTAAAAAAAATGCAATGGAAGCTCAATACATAGAAAAAATTAAGGCGCATGAGGTACAAATAGAAGAAATGCGTAAGGCCTTTTACTTTCTTCTTAGGCACTCCTGTATTTATCAAAATACTCTAAATGAACTTATGGCGAAGCATCCTGACATGAAGGACGAGATTTTAGATGAGATTCAGTCGGCCAGGGATTTTAATAATCGTTCTGAAGTGAAAAATAATGAGTTGTGGAAATTGGTTCATGAAGTAAACATCAATCGTGAGATGGATGTTTTAAAGTTCCCATACGAAGAAAGAGAGCCTAAAAAGTAATCGGCTCCCCGCTGACCATTTGGTCATTTAACTACCGTGTGGGAAACGATGGTATCTCCATCCAGTATTGAGGATCGACTTGTGCTTTTCTAAACTTGCTATCCCCTTGATAAAACCACCCTTCGGTCTTATAAATGGCCACTTCTGCTGCCCTATTTACGCATGCCAGAACCGGAGTTGCCTTTGGGGGAATTCCACTTTGCCAGACGTTCTTTTGCGGGAGTTGCGCCCGGTAGAAGCTTAACCTTTCCTTGAAAAAACGCTGTAAATGAACAGGCTGCATACTAATGATCTCATCAAGTTGAACAAATCGACCAAGCCACTCATGGTAGGCGACGCCGGAGGCGGCAAGATCAACGTTAACCTTGTCGCGGTCTTCCTGAGGTTTTGCTGCAATATTCCAGTCTGACATAAAATATCCCCTCGATTATTTGAGGGGATTATACATCACTCCTGCTGCGGTGCTGCTGCTGCGAGCAGCCTACTCCAGGCATCTTTTGAGTCTTCTGCCCCATGGTCGATAATTGAATCGAACTCGTCCAACACTGCCATTGTCGGCTCAACTGGCACCGCCACCCACCCAGCTTACAGCACCTGCACTTTTTCGCTGCTCCTGCACTTACACGCAGAACCTGCACTTTCATGCTGCTCCTGCACAGGTTCGGCACCCTGAAGCATGGCGGTGCTGCAGGTATCACCTTCACCAGACAGGCCCACAAACGTCTGATGCCAGTTCTTGGTGAGAGTCTCCCATTGCCCAGCTGTTAGCGGTGCGTAGTCGCGCGCATCTTTCAGCAGCTCCGCCAAACCCTCAGCTCTGAACCTGTTGCGTATTTCAGCTGGCACTACCGGCGCTGGCGGGGCGATAATTTGAAACTCAGCATTAAGGGGCTGAGCTTTCAAAACAAAATCAACCTGGTCACGGCGTATGGTTTGCCACTCCGTTACCTGTCCGTTGTATGCGTTCCTGATGCGGTATTGATAGGCCGGTTCAGTCGGGGCCATCAGCGCTGCCAGTGCGATTTCGGACAGGCGCAGGCGAATAGCAGTTTGCTGGGATGGAATTAGCTCGTCACGCTCGCGCCAGAAATCAACTTCTTCACGCGCCTGATTGATCAACTGCTCTTTGGTGAATTTAGTCATGGGTTAGCCCTCTCCACAATCACACCGCCATCGCAATATGGGCAGTTACCGCCCTGCTGACCGTGTTCGTCGATTACCTTTCCGTAAGCGCAGCGGTAGCAACGTAGTTTTTTTGACTTATCGGTAGCCCTAATAATGTAACGCCCATACCCCATAGCTACGCGCTCTAGATACCCGCGTTCTATCAGGCCCTCAGCCATAGTTCCGACCTTAACGGGCAGAAGCGTGTCACCATCCCAGAGTGCAGTTTTTCGGTGTGGCGATATTTCAATTTCCCAGTAGTGGACGATGGCTAGCTTTAAAAATTCACGTTCGCGTTTGTTAAGAGCCATATCACCCCTCCCCGTTGATGCGGATGCCAGCGTTAGCGCATGCCTGTCGTAACTCGGTATCACAATGAATTACAGCGCAGTTGTAGCCAGCTCCAAATGATGGGGAATACTTTTTACCGTCTCTGGCGCTTCCCAGTTCGTCCAATGGCAGCGGCTTAAAAGCTACGGTTACGGCTCGCGCCTCCAGCTCAGCGATCAGCTTGTCTTTGGCTTCCAGCTCATCCAGCAGAGCCAGCACGGTGGCCGGGTTGGCTGCGGCGATGAACTTGGCTTTTGGGCTTGATGTGCCAGTTACCTCGCAATTACAGATGTGGTCTGCCATCAGCAAACCATCCACTTCATACTGTTCTGTGATAACTTCCCCACCACCGATGTGGACCCACTTCTCAGCACCTATTTTCACTGCTGCACGAAGCAGCGCCTGTTTGTTGGTCATTTGGCTGCTCCTTCCGCTTTCCTACGGTTGATATAACCGCGTAAGGCGTTTTTAACTTCCTGACGCTCTGCTTCTGTTAATTTGCGGGATGGGCGCATCCAATCAGGTTTGGAGTTAGTTTCTCTCGTTGGCTTGGTCATTGGGCTGCCTCCTGGCGAAGTTTGGCGGCGAACTCGATAGCATCGGCCTCGCTGATGTCTGCGTGCATCTCCCGGGCAAACAACTCCACGCCTTGAGCGCGCACTTCAGCCAGGAAGGCGTCGGTGGCCGGGGTTGGTACCGCACTACGAAGAATGTTATAAGCCCCAAGCATTGCGCGTTCCGGCACTTCATCATCAGCGAAGAATGCATCCAGGGCAGACATCATCGTTTGAAGGTCAGGCGTGTTCTGCTTCAGCCCCGCATTCTCCGCCGCCAGCGCAGCCCGCTGCTTTGTCATCTCGCGCAGCGCCAAGCTGGTGCAGTCCAGCCGTTCGGCCAGGCGCGAGACAATCTTCGCCATATCGATGATCGCCGTGTCGCTGCTCATCGTCTTCGCAAACTGATGACCCACGGCCACCAGCTCTTTGTTGTTCAGTGAATCACTCATGTGATGCTCCTCGGTGCGTGTAACGTTCCATGTCAAAGTCGATAACTGCCCGCTGGTCGCGGAAGACGCCGCAGCGCCCGTGGCGAATAAGTTTCCCCTGCTCTACGGCAGCCCGGATGTATTTCTCGGCCGTGGTGCGGTGCAGGCCGAAAATGGCGACGACATCGTTTGTCGTTGCGCGGCCATGCTTTTTCACCAGCTCGATAATCCAGGCGATGAACAGGGTGCGCTCGCTATGCGTTTTTGGTTTTGCCATGGGGATCTCCTTAAACCAGACCAGCGGCTTTTCGCTGCCTGTACTGCTCCATCAGCATCTCTGCTGGCGTTGGGCCACTGGCCTTAGCCGGGGCGGCGAGAGCGCGGCGAACTGGCGGTACAGGCTTGCCAGCGGCTACTCGCTCTTCCCAACCAGAAAGCACTTTGCTGGCGGCCTGGCGCATCTCGCTTTCGGTCATCTGGCGATCGGTACTCTGGCGGCGCAGTTCAATGCAGATGTGATACAGAACTGGCGCAGGCCAGGGGTACTGCTCGCTGGTCGGGAACCGAAATATCAGGCGGCGCCACTTCCAGTACTCAGTCATCACGTCGTCAACGCTGAATCCCAGGAGGTTATGCCCCTCTTTGCACCAGGCGACGAACTGGCCGGGAGACGGCAGAAAGGGTTTTTCCTGACGGCGCGCGATCCGCATACCAGCCGCAACCTGCGCCATGGTGGTGATCCCGTTCTCCTGAAAGGCCATGGCCCATTGGCGGCGGAGTTCGTTGAAATCGTTCTGCTCACGAAATCCAGCCATTGCCGCCGGGAACGCGGCGCGCAGAGCACTGAACAGGGCATTGAAGATTTCAGCCGTCTGCTCAGCCTGAGGGCGTTCTGCGGGGGCATCAGGCATGCTGTGCGCAATGCGGCGCAGGCTTTCGCGATCGCAGCTCATCAGTTGTTCAGATAGTCTTTCCATCGAACACCTCGTTAATCCAGTCAGTGTTATTAAAGTCAATACCGGTGGCGCCCCCGGCATTGGTCCGGCGGCCAGCATCGCGCTGAAGGCTCAGGGTGTCCCACTTGGCGCGGAGCTTTGCGGGCGAAAGGATGTTTGTGTGCCAGAACGCGTCTTTGCTCGCCCACTGGAACAGCTCGCAAATTTCACGATGGCTGCGGCCATCCAGCTCACGCATCAGGCGCACGTCGTTAGCCCAGGCGGCCATGATGGGTTGCTTCGGGAAGGGTTTAACTTTTTCGAGCAGGGCGAGGATCCACTCTGCGCACTGCTGGTCAGCTGCAGTTCCCCACTTGGTGAAGTTGGTGGTGTAAATTACCGCTTCAGGATGAGCTGATAAAAACTTCATCAGACGGTCGTCGGAGGATTCGCCAGAATTCTCTGACGATGATCTTTTAATATTGTTATTGTTATAGTCTTGGGTGGCTACCGTTTCCGGGAAGGTTTTTCCCGATTCTGGGAAGGTTTTTCCCGTTTTCGGGAAGAGTTTTCCCGTTTTCGGTTTGTCCAAAATCCAGGCGGATAGGTCAGTATTTATACCGACAATTTTCATCACACCCTGCTTGTGACTGAAAATAATTCCACGCTCTGCCAGAGAACTGATCGCATCAGAAACATGCGTATCAGCCAGCCCTGTAAGCCCGGCGATGACGGTGTTGGTAACCCGGTCCTGTTTTTTGTTCCATCCGTAGGTCAGCCAGATCACCGCTTCCAGACACTGCCATTCACGCCCCGACATGCGCAGGCGTGGTTTCAGCTTCTGAATCTCGTTTGCGATCCGGGTGTACCCGTTGGACAGGTCGGCCATGTGACCTCCTGTTTGCTCGGTTTTAGTCGGAAATTTGATAACTTCAGCGGTATTTGACATACTTATCTCCGCAATTACCTGACGTATTTGCACCAGAAAGCCGTTGGTGTTCGCGCACCGCGGCTTTCGCCATTTTTAACTCCGTCATACAACCCCCAGCATCGTTGTAACCATCGCCATAAGCGGTGCTACCGAATCCGGTCCATCCAGATAGAACCTCGCCACGATGCTTTCGCTGATCTCCTTCAGGCGCTCATGCTTTGGCGCTCTTAAAATCACAGCCTGGATTGCTTCGGCATCTTCTTTAACCGCTGCGGCTATGCGCACAGAGGCGCAATCGCTTTTAACCACGCGATCACGGTACGCCAGTGGCAATACTGAAAGGATGACCGGCTCTAGCAGCTCGACGTTCGCCCGGTAGACTGAAGACTTCTCCTTGTTATCCAGCCAACGAAACAGCTTCACATTCCATACATCCGCATTGCAGCTGGTGTCGATTCCTACCAGTCCCGCCTCTTCAACCGCTTCTTTGATAGCCAGGGCTACAGCCACACGCCCATCTGCCGCCGCCCAGGCGCGAACAGCAGAACAGATGGCGCGGTGATCAATCTTTTGGTCATCCCTCTCATTCTGTTGAAACTGGAATGTCAGGCGCTCTGCTGTCGCTCTGTTATTCTGTTGAAAAGAAAGTGTTTGCATTTTTAAGTCCTCTTTTGGGCGCCCTCTACAGGACACACGTTTGTAGGGGTGTATTCCGGCCAGATTCGCATCCATTTCTCTGGTAGGCAGTCGGCACGGTTAACGACTCCGTCCGTGAATCGCTCAATTTCGATGGCTCTCTCCGGCGAAATTGCGGAAGTAGATGAGGCCATCTGAGATAGATAAGGCATCGAAATACCCAGCTTTTTAGCCAAACATTTGGCGTTGCCGCGCTGCTGGGATAAATAATCTTTGAGTTGCATATATGCGCTCCAGGTAAGGTGTAGCATGAGTTTACTAATTACTAAACCTTTTAGTCAAGTATTTGCTTGTTTAGCATTAACTAATCAAAATACGCACATGAGCACAGCAGATATCCGTAGGAAGCAGCTAAAGGCATGGTTTGCCGATAAGTCGCTACCAGAAAAAGAGAAGAGCTATTTATCACAACTGATAAATGGTAAGGCCTCCTTTGGTGAAAGAGCCGCACGAAGAATCGAGCGCGACTATGGGATGCGCGCCGGGTATCTGGATACTGATGAGCAGCATCCTGACAAGGCCATCAATGATACCGTTCTTCTGGTTGACGAGATGGAACTGCTTTTGCACTACCGTGCTTTTCCAGACTCGGAAAAGAAGGCTGTTCTTCAGGAATTCAAAGCTAAACACGACAAGTACAACAAGCTTTTCCAAGAGCTGCTGGCTTCCCGCAATAAGTAAACTATTCATTGATAACTGAACCGCCTTTAGGGCGGTTTTTTTATGACTTTAAATCCCCTCTGACCACAAATAAGCCCTCCACTCATCCGTTTAGTACGAACTTAACAATTTTGTTTATTATTTACTTTACAGAATGGTTTAGTAATGAGTAAACTTAGCCCATCAACAACGCGCTGCGTTGCTCCGATAAATGTTCCGCCAGCCTGGCGACAAGGGCAAAGAGGACTCAATGACTCAAAACATGCACACCATGCTCCAAGGGGAAAATTCAGTATCCGAATCGGAAATCGAATGGACTAAATGGAATCGTCGTTTACGCCAAAGCCTTGGAAGAGATTTTGACGAAAACGGAATTGCCTTCGATCTGTACAAAGATGGCTGCACCCCGGAAGAAGCAGCGCTGGAAATGAAGGAATCGAACTATGACTGATTTCGCACGTAAACCAGTACGGCAGCAGGCCGTAAAACTGAACTGGGTTGGAGTGATTGTTCGCCGTATTTGTTATCTGCTGGCGCAGAAGGGGAACCCAGATGTGTAACTCAACGAAATGCGCATACTGCAGCAACTCAATCGAGCAAGGGAAAGAAGTTAAAAACGTATTGATCTTCATCCGCGGCGCCCAGCTGGCGCGCGAACAACGTAATTACTGTTCTACGCGTTGCGCTTCGTACGACCAGATGGCCCACGAAGCCTAACGTAAAACCCGCGCAAGGCGGGGTCTACGTCCGGTGCCACCGACCAAAGTACACCGGAAAACTACTCAAAACCAAAAACACACCCAATGGGCGCTATCTCTGGCCCGGGGATCTTACATCCAAAAATGAGGATCTGACATGGAATTTTTCTACTTGGTTAAGGCCACTCAGAAGTCAGGGAAGCCTGACGCTGTAGTGTGGCTCTCCGCCAATACCCAATCACGAGCTGCGTTGCAGCTGGATGTCGCGCTGGAAGATGCTGGCATTGAAACTGGCCGCGGTAAAGACTACGCCAAGCCTGTACGCACCGATATGCCGATTGTTGACGACCTGCCAGAAGAAGGCGTGATTGATTACACCTGGTGCGAGCGCTACACCCTGGCAGAAGACCAGCGCACCTGGAACGTGATCCCGGGTGCCGCCTCTCAGAGCGAAACCACCATCGCCCCGGACAGCGCCACCAGCGATGTGGATCTCTCTGATGCGCCGGTAATACCTTTCAGCTCTACGTTGTTGGCAAACCGCACCCAGGCTGTACGCTTCGCCGTCCATATACTGGGTGACAAATATCTTTCGGAGATCAGCCAGGAGCAGCAGATCGTCGCAAACGAATTAGCGATGGATGAGGGAAATATTTACTTCCAGAACCTGCTGCAGGCCAAAAATGATGTTCCTGATTTGAGCGAGCTGTCTGGGCATGCTGAGTGGAAATTGGTCCAGGCCATCAAAGACGTTTTCCCTCAGGACGAAGTACACGAACCGGCGCAGATGGCCGCCTTAATGTCGAGCTGGATTAAGGCAGAAGCTGGTGATCGCAATCAGCTGGTTGAAGACTGGAAGAGTGGAAAGCTCCCGGCCAAGGATGAGCCTGATTACTGGTATGAGAATGGCCTGCGGGTCCATAAAACCGGTGATGAGTTTACTCGTTATCCAGTATGCAAACTGCCGTTCCGTCAACAACTGCTGGCTCAACTGACGGTGGACGAACTGCGCCATCATGTCACCCGCGGTGAACATGCGGAACTGCATGCGCTGGAGATGGATACCGACAATAGCTATGTCCAGACGCTCCTGCTTGCTGCTGAAAGCTGCCCAGAGTTAAAGGATTTCGACACCAAGGCTCTGTGGAGCTATACCGACGCGATCCGAAAAGTATTCAGCAAGGATAAACGCCATGAACTGGCTCTGGTCCTCCGCTTCACCAGAATCTGGGAGTCTACTGAGGCTAGTGACCACGAAATCCTGACAAGTGAATGGGCTGCAGGCAGCCACATTGATGGTGTTGGTGTCCCACAAGACGAGAAATCCGAAGAGCCACAACCTGCCGAACCCTATAAGCGTGCGGTGCCGCAGAACATGGCGAACCTGAGCATCGAAATAGCAATTGCACAGCTTTACCCGGATGCCGTACCCGGGAAAATTAACCGTGCTCAGCTCATGGCGGCTAAAGAGCTGGCTGACAAAAAAGATGAGGCCCACTCCAGAGCGCTCAAGGTGCTCGGCAAAACCTCTGACATTACCGATTACAACGCTGACAGTATTTTTGGTATTGCCCGTGCAATCCCCTGGAGTGATGAGTTAACCACGGTCGAACTACGTAAGCAGGTTCGTGAATGGTTCACCGCGAACGGAATCTATGAAAATGGCGAGCGTTCGAAGGGCTATCCAGAGTGGGATGAAGATCCTCGCGCAGGCCGCCAGACGAAAGTGGAAGAGCCAACCCGCCAGGAAGTAGATGACGGATTGGCTGCAGCCCGCGGGGAATTCGTTGAAGGCATCAGTGACCCAGCAGATCCGAAATGGGTTAAAGAAGACTTGGCCGCCACCAGCCAGCCACAGGTCGCTAACCTCGGAGGCGGCGTGTTCTCTATCGATGGCCTGCTGGGGGGAAATACTGACCCGGTCATCAATACCCCCTCAAATGCATTCGAAAAAACGGAAACAGTAACGGAGAACTCCAGCGATGTGCAGATGGAAGAGGCTCAGCCAGAGAAAGTCGAAGTTACTGATGCGGTATCACCAGGCGAAAGCACTGATGCAGCTGATCCGCAAACAGATGCCCTGAACCCGGCAGAAGTTATGGCCGCCGCCGTGCCAGAGCTGGCGAACGCCACGCAGCCGGAAGTTACCACCGAAGCGCCGGAGGAAACCGCCAGCGCACCGGAATACCCGGCGTACTTCGAACCGGGCCGCTATGAAGGTCTGCCGAATAACGTCTACCACGCAGCGAACGGGATCAGCAGCACCCAAGTGAAAGATGCCCGTGTCAGCCTGATGTTCTATCACGGCCGCCATGTGACTAAGACTATCCGCCGCGAAAGCAGCGAGGCGCTGACGTTCGGTAGTCTGGCTCACACGCTGGCCCTGGAGCCGGAGAAGCTTCACGAAGAGTTTGCGGTGTTCCCTGGCGTCCCGGAAGAAGCATTCACCACCACCGACTCTATGAAGGCGTTCATTCGCGAATATAACGCGGATAAACCAAAAGCCGAGCAGCTGAAACTATCCGGCAAGAAAGAGGAACTGCAGGCGGCGATCCGCGCAGTGAACCCGAATGCCATCTTCGCTGATGAGTTCGAGCAGGATTGGCGCAATAGCGTGGCTGGGAAAACCATTCTGTCCAGTGAACAACTGGCGCTGGCCACTGCAATTCAGCAGGCCCTGCTGAACCATGAATCAGCCGGGAAACTACTGCGCCACCCTTCCCGTTCAGTCGAAACCAGTTACTTCGGTATGGACGACGAAACCGGCCTTGAAGTTCGTGTACGCCCGGACCTTGAGGTTGAAATCAACGGCGTTCGTATTGGCGTTGACCTTAAGACGATCAGTATGGGCCGCGTTAAGCAGGATGGCCTGCGCGCCAAACTGCACCGGGAAATCATCGACCGAGATTACCACCTCAGTGCTGGCATGTACTGCACCGTCGCTGACTTTGACCAGTTCTTCTGGATCTTCGTCAACAAAGACGAGGGCTACCACTGGGTGGCGGTTATTGAAGCATCGGACGATCTGCTGGCGCTGGGTGTGCAGGAGTATCAGAAAACTATGCGCGCCCTGGCTCAGGCTTATGACACCAACTGCTGGCCAGCGCCGATCACCGAAGACTACACCGACGAACTGAACGACTTCGACCTGCGCCGCCTTGAAGCGCTGCGCCTGGCTTAATGGAGAGAATGACAATGCAAAACACCAATATTATCGCCGCAGAACAGACTCCAAACACCATTTCTGCCAGCAACGCTGTATTCAACGTGCAGGCTCTCGGCCAGCTGACCGCATTTGCTGAACTGATGGCGAAGTCTGCTGTGACTGTACCGAAGCACCTGGCGGGTAAACCGGCCGACTGCATGGCGATCGTCATGCAGGCCATGCAGTGGGGCATGAACCCTTACGCGGTCGCTCAGAAAACGCACCTGGTCAACGGCGTGCTGGGTTACGAAGCGCAGCTGGTGAACGCGGTTATCTCCAGTTCAAGCGCCATAGTGGGCCGTTTCCATTACGAATACGGCGGCGACTGGGAAAAGATCGCCGGTAAGAAAGACGGCCGCGATGAGCTGGGCCTGTTTGTCCGGGTTGGCGCTGTCCTGCGCGGCGAGACGGATATCACCTGGGGCGAGAACATTTACCTGGCTGACACCACCACCCGGAACTCACCACTGTGGAAAACGGCACCCAAGCAGCAGATCGCCTACCTCGCGGTTAAGTACTGGGCGCGACTGTACTGCCCTGAGGTCATTCTCGGTGTCTACAGCCCGGATGAAGTTGAGCCACGGACAGAAAGGGAGATTAACCCGGTGTCACAGCGCGTAAGCCTGGCGGACATCTCCAGTGACACTGTAACAACTACTTACAGCGCACAGGAGTCCGCTGCCAATATCGACGCGCTGGCGGACGAGTTCCGTGATCGTATTGAGGCAGCGCAATCGGTGGACCATGCCAAGGCCGTGCGGGTTGATATTGAGTCAGCAAAGGCAACTCTTGGATCTGCGCTTTTTACTGAGCTGAAAAACAAAGCCGTAAAGCGCTACTACTTGGTTGATGCCCGTAACAAGGTGGAGGCGGCGATCAACTCCCTGCCCCAGCCCGGCGAGCCGGATGGTGCCGAGCGCTTCGAGGAAGCTGAACGCGTGCTGGCGTCGGCAAAGCGTCATCTGGGTGACGAACTGCACGATCAGTTCAGCATCACCCTGGCAGATATGAAACCGGAATACGCGGCCTAAGGGAGGCGGTAGGGTTCGCCCTCCCGGTAGAGAAATTATGCGATTAATCAACCGCAGCACACAGTCACCGCTGGCGCGTAAAGCCTGCGACATTGCCCTAGCGGCACACGCAGAACGCTACGGCAATTACGGGCGCAGCCGGATGAAAGAGACGTACACGGTTCGAGTTGAAGGGGTAAAGATGTGGGTGGAGGTGGTGAACCGCAAGGCGAGCTACGTAGCCACGGCGATGACCGGCATGCGCCGCCTGCGATCCTTGCCCGGGCAGATTGCCTGATATTGAAATATCAATGTTTAACAACCGGCATCTTTATAATGATGTCGGTTACCTGAGGTGAAAGATGGCACAGGTGATTTTTAACGAAGAGTGGGTGGTTGAAGCGAAGCTGTGTGAGAGAACGGGGCTCTCAAAGCGGCAGGTAACCTGCTACCGCGCTCATCGCTGGATCGAAGGTATTCATTTTAAGCGTGTAACCCAGACTGAAGGAGATAACAACTCCCCGCGGGCGACACTTTGGTACAACTTCCCAAAGATAAACAGTTTCGTTCAGGAGCAGTGACGTGGCGCCAACGGGTGTTGAAATTCACAATGGCAAGATTCGGATATGGTTCATTTATCGAGGGGTTCGTTGCCGGGAAACGCTTAAAGGCTGGCTGGTGACGAACGCCAACCTCAAAAAAGCAGGCCAGCTCAGAGCGAAGATCACCAGTGATATCCAGATGGGGATATTCGATTATGGCCTGCAGTTTCCTGGCTCTAAGGCAGCAAAAAAATTCTCAACTACGTTGAGGATTAGTACCTTCCAGGAACTTTGTGATGAATACAGCGGAACCAAAGAGCTGGAAATGTCCTACGCATCAGCGCGGAACATGCATTCCATCATCAAGATTCTGCTGCGGATCGTTGGTAGCGAAACCCTGATCACCGATATTCAACAGATCGACATTCTGAGATACCGGAAGGAGTTGTTGCTGGGGGATGTACGTAATGATGTTGTGCCACACCTGAATAAAACGGGCCGGGCACCAGCCACGGTAAACGAGCAAATACGCACACTTTGCGCCATGCTGAAATTTGCCAAACGTAGCCACATTATTACCAACAGCCCTTTTGAAGATATTCCTTCTTTAAAGCGGCCGCGGAAAGCACCGGATCCATTTACGACGGAAGAATACGAGCGATTCATTTCGGTGTTACCGGCTTCAGTTGTTAACTTATGGAAACTGGCCTTTTACGCTGGTCTTCGTCATGGGGAACTGTGCGCACTTGGATGGGATGATGTTGATCTGGTCAATGGAAAGATTCACGTCAGTCGGAATCTGAACAACTACGATCAGTTCGGGCCGCCTAAAACATCCGCCGGAGAACGCACGATTACATTGCTGGAGCCAGCCCTTGAAGCGTTAAGAGATCAGTTCCATCTGACCGGTGCAGACCAGACGACAGAAATTACATTTAACCATCGTGCGTATGCGAGCACTGAACAGCAGCACGTACGGTTTGTGTTTCGTCCGGTAATTAAATTTGCCGTTCCGAATCCATATTATTCAAAAAACGCGCTGGGCTATAGCTGGAAGCAGGGCTTAAAAAAAGCGGGAATACGCAGTCGTGTGCCTTATCAGTCTCGCCATACTTACGCGTGCTGGTTGTTGTCTGCAGGAGCGATCCCCTCTTTTATCGCCAGTCAGATGGGGCATACTGATGCCAGTATGGTGTATAAGGTTTACTCGAAATGGATGTGTGATAAAGACCGGGATCAGGTGGAGCTTTTAAACAGCAAATTAGGCTAA